GTAGGTTGCTGTCGGCTATCCTGTTTGCCTCATCCTTGGTACAGGCGGTGTATTTTTGTGTATAAATTTCTTGTATTAGGATGAAATCGTTATATTTGTGATATGAAAACAAAGTCATTTAAAATACTTGATCAGTACTTTCTTCGGTTTTATAGATCTATTATGTCTAAGAATGGCAAGAGAAGGAAACATACGATCGTGGACAAGAATGATATTCTCGAATGTCAGTCGTTGATCTGGAAGGTCATACGTGATAAGTATCTGGATAATGAGGGTGGGGTTTATATAAACAACATCGGTTATCTGTGTCATAAGATAAATCCTAATCGTAAGATATATTTGAATAAGCTTACCGGTACTATTAACAGACGTGGGACGGGTGGATACTCTTATGTCCATACGTGCATTGATTTTATGCCTCGGAACAAGTATTTCCATCTCTATATTTCTCCGGCGTTGAACAGGGAGTGTAGGTTGGCTATGGAATCAGGTAGGAGATATAAGTTCTTGTATCGGGAGGTTGAGTCGGAGAGTAAGGTATTTGGAGTTAAATGGGTTTACAAGCTGTAGAAGTTTTTTTGTGATCCAGTTAGCCCTTGAGGGTAGACTGGATTTTTTTTGTATCACGGATTCAAATACATATCTTTGTGCAAAAGACTTGAATATGACAATAAAAGGCTTATTGGCCGAGATCAAGGCCGATTTACATAAATACGATGATAGCGGGGCTATAGATACCTCGTCTGTTTATAGATGGGCTGAGATCGCCTTGAAAAGGTTCGGGGGTGTTATAGCGGTCATGTCCGAGGCGGTTGTCAAGACCAGCAACAAACAGGCGGTATTGCCTTCTGATTTTTTCGACATGCTTGATGCCTATAGGTGTGAGCCTCTTGTCTGTGAGATTCCGGGCGGCGACAAGGCCAAGGCTGACCTCCAACACGAGATCGGCTGGGTCGAGCGCACCGAGCGCGGTTTCCGTTGGAACTCCTGCACCGAGTGCTGTAAGGAGGAGTTTGAGAAGACGATCACGGAGAGGATATATATCGGGTCTCACGAGGTTCGTTTCCATTATCATCATCCCGTAAGGCTGTCTATAGGTCGAGGACTGAGGCGTGATTGCGCCGCCGACAAATATCGGGATAAGTACGATTGGGATAATTATGATATAACTATATCCGGCAATACTATGTATACCGGGTTTGATGGATTTATTTACATCATATATCGTGCTACACCCAAGGATGATGACGGTCTCCCATATATACCTGAAACGGCGTTAGGATACCTTGAGGATTATGTCGAGACGTATATCAAGATGAAGATCTTCGAGAATGCCGCTGTGAATGGCTTGATACAAGGCGCTGGTGATGCTTATAAATTATATGCTCAGCAGGAGCCGGGTAAGTTCGCTAGGGCTATGAAAGAGCTTAAGATGTCGATGATTACCTTGAATGATTATCGGGAGCTGGCTGAGGATAATAGGAGGAGGATGCTGTCTCATGAGCGTATGTGGCCCAACGCTTTTGATAAGTATATCAAATTGGTTTAGTTGCGGGGGAGGGAATCGAACCCTCGATCTTTAGGTTATGAGCCTAATGAGATACCTCTTCTCCACCCCGCGATTATGACACGAATATACGTTTTTAAAAAGAAAAAAAGATAATATGGCAAAGAAAAATGATTGGATACATTTAGATAAGACAAGTGGTACTGGTCCTGCTGAGGTTAAGGTTACCGCTGATATCAATGAGACTGGCGAGATACGTCAGGTAACGTATAAGGTTATAAAAGAGGGAACCAAGGAAGAGAAGACGTTCGTGTGCAGGCAGGAGTCCGTCCCGGTGGTGATCATCCCGGAGTTCGATTACCTTGTTCTTAGGTATATCTGGGCTGACGAGGACGGCATTGACTTTGACACGGCTACCGGTTTCGATAACACCGGCCTCCCGGACGTTGACGGCAAGCTTGTTGGTTGGAGTAAACAGTACCAGACCGCGCAGGAGCGGGTAGGTGATTATCTTATCCACGGTGGTGATAACATGGAATCAGGTAATGAGGCCGCCTTGATCCAGATGGGGCCGTTGTTGGATGGCGATAATTATGATAAATTACCTCTTGAGATCAGGTGTAGTATATACGGTAACTGGTATGGTGGTCGTGAGAAAGGTAATGTCACTATCAGGTTCACGGCATATAAGGGCGGTTCTATGGAGAAACGTGGATATGATTTTGTCAATATCGGAGGCGAGGAGGTTTATACCGGTGATGCCCCTACCAACGTATCCGCCCATGGTGAGGATAATTGGCAAAATATAAAGACCTTGTATTCTAAGGTAGGCACGATGATCTACAACAAGGAGTCTCGTGACTGTATTGTAAGAATAGGTGAGTAATTATTCTTTTTCATAATACAAATATCTATCAGCTCTCTCGTCCGTGAGGATGGGGGAGTTTTTTTTTGTTTTTTAGTCCTTTACTTATGACATATTTGATCTTTTATTGCGCAGGAATAATCTAGCTTTGCCGAAAACTAGTATTATGGTCACATTGAATGATGTAAATAACGAACTCCATGTACGGTTATATATACTGGAGGTACTTAAGGATTATATAAGAGATGATGATTTCGATGGTCTTGTAGATAAGGCGTTGGATTTTGTCATGGAAGGCGTTTCTATGCCTAAGGCTCCGACCAAGGATACCACCATGAGTGACATATCAAAGAGCGTTTTGGCCTTGGTAGCGGGTGCTGGATTAGATGAGAGGTTAAGCAAAAGCTCTTTAGAGTTAGCTTATGACAGATGTAAGATGAGGTACGTATTCGATCCTCGAAATCGGGATATACACGGTGTAGTCGTAGGTTATTCCAATGACTTTAATAGTCTGGTAGCTGTGTGTGATGAGGGATCGAAGAAAGGAGTGGATAAAGGATCTACTGATTTTGTGGATGTCAATGAGAGATACGTGACTAACGGTTTCTTTTACATATCTGTAGAGGATGCCGATAAGCAATCGAACTACATGGGGAAAAATTTGTAATTGTTTTGTTTTTTTTGTGCTTTACCACGAGCATCTAGTCTTCCTCCTGACTTGTGAAAGTCTGGAGGATTTTTTACTTTTGTGCGATTTTGAATGTTTTGCATAATGGTATAGTTTTTATCAAGATCCTGCGTGTAAGTGATTATCCGCAGGATTTGTTATATTTGCGAAAAAGATAAGATCGTGCAAAATAACTCTAACATAGCGGTTCCCGATTCCGGGATGAACAGGGATAAGCATCCACAGGACCTATCCCCGTCTGAGTACAGTTTCGCCTTGAACGCTACCATAGAGGGTGACGATGGAAGCCAGCTTAAGATCCAGAACGAGCCTAGTACCCTTTTATGTAAGCGATTTGATGGCTATAAGGTTATTGGGTATAAGAATGACATAGCTGGTGATAATACTTATTTCTTTCTATCTAATCCGGATGATAATACGTCTAAGATCACGTTCATGCGGTCATTGGATTATATCAAGACCGTGGAGGATCAATTGGCTGGATCGGGAAAGGACATCCATCGTATCCTTGGCGAGAGGCTTGAGGAGTCGGATGGTCGTTTTGATGAGATATGTGATTTGATGGAGGTCCTGATAGAGGACTGGGTTGATGACCCTTGTCTTAATTTCTCCATTCATCATCCGATCTTCGATATAGAGATCAAGGACGAGAAATGCGGGAAGGTGATATACTGGACCGATGGATATAACCCCCAGCGATATGTTATGGTTGACAAGGCTCTTAATCCGGATGAGGATGGTGACTTCTGGTATCATTATCATGGATATAAGACATGTGGGGATGATAAGCCAATAGAGAGGTGTAGGCTGGCTTGCGAGAAGCTACTGGTATTTCCGCTGCTGACGGCCCCGTGCGTGGAGCCTGAGGTCGTGGAGTTCGGGGGAAGCCTGCGTGCCGGGACCTACCAGTTCTGCGTGGCGTTGTGCGATGAGTTCGGGATAGAGAAGACCGGATATTGCTCATTGACCAACCCAATCATGTTATTCGATCGCCAAGATATGGTTATCCGTGATGGTTTATGGGGTAAGTCAACCAATATGGGTATCCGCCTTACTGTATCCAATATAGACAAGCAGGTATCTCATTATAAGATAGGTGTTATACAGAATACGGTTGGGTTTAATGGTGAGCAAAGCCCGGTTCTTGAGTATTTCATAGAAGGTATACATCCGATAACGGAAAGGACCATCTATTACCTTACGGATCAGTATAGCGAGCGTACGACCATGGAGAAGTTATCCAAGGAAATACCGGTATATAAGACAGCCAGAGGCATGACGTCTATCGGGAATCGTCTTCTTCAATACGGATTGACCGTGGAGAATGAATGGAATCTTCAACCGGTCGTTAATTTCTTGGGTCATTTCGTTAAATGGCAGACATCGATAGCCACGGAGAATCTGTATAAAGACGGTGTGGCTTGCTCTAAATACGCCTCTTTCATGCGTGATGAGGTATATCCGTTGGGTATAAGGTTCTTTACCAATACAGGATACAGGACAGCTAGATTCCCGCTTATCCCTCGTCCGGCCACAAGGGAGGAGATGGAGGTTATCGTTGATGAGGACGGCAACTCTGAAGACCTATCAGCGGCTTCGGTATTGGAGAACAACCCGCAGTGCGCCGGGAACAGCCGCCGTTATCTTTGGCAGTTTAAGAATACGGCAAAGACCATAAACGACCCGTCTTGGGGATTTGATGATTTTGGGGGAGAATGCAAGAATCAGCTAGATGTCAAGCAACTTAGATATGTAGAACAGGAATACGCCACGGTAGGAGAGACCCAATTCGTTATCAACACGATGGGGGAAGATGTTACGGTAGATGATGCTATTGATTATATCGCTGACAATATAGAGAATCTGTGTGATCTTATAGAATCCAATGTAAGCATTACTGACGAGTTATGTGCGGCTATATCGTTACCTGAGGATCAAGACGGTATAAAGGCTCCCGATTTCCCTAGTGGATGTGATGATATCGAGAGGATAGAGACCAGGACTATATTGGATAAAAACTCTTTGGTGGATTCTAGGATTGATCTTACATATAAGTTAGCTAGTGATTATACGGAGACAGAGCCTACTACATTAATACAAAGTAATGCTGAGTCTCAAAGGAAGTTTTCTGTATTGTGTGATTTTGATAATTACTCTAGTGGAGGCAAGAATATCATAGATCTGGTTCAGGAATGGCTGGATGGTCAGGATGAGGATAAATTCCCGTCTGACATAGATTCTTCCGCCTTGGTCTTGTGCCAGGATATGTCTAATGTCCGGCAGTTATATGATGAGGGTATATGTACTAATGAGTGTTCGGTAGGTGATCCTTACGTGAATCCTACTATTAACGATGTGCAACTACCAACGTTCCAAGGAGGTAGGTCATTGGGTAAGTGCACATATTTGTATCAATATCCCGGATGGGAAAGAAAGAAGCATACGGAGACGATGCTTGATCAGTTAATGGATACGATGGAGGCTTATTTCCCCCAATATGAGAGTCAGTTTGGTATCGAGAACGCCATGTGTCTTTTTGGCGATGGTGATAATTCTAAGTTTAATACCGGTATAACTACTGACTGGGAAGGTCGTGTGTCTACGCAGAATGATATTGACGCCAAGACCAATTGGTCCGGTAGAAGCAACTTGACTTATTTCAAGTTCTATCCACATGTATCCTCATACGCCAGATGGGTGGAGTTGGATTACGAGAAATACATAAGTGGTTTATCCGATCCTGATAACGGTATTATGTACATAGAGATGATGGGTAACTATAATTATCCGATCGGCGACTCATCATCATACAATAAGGTTCGTATAACGTTTTTCTCGGACAAGGAAGGTACCGTGGCTCCTAATCCTTTGGCTAATGATGCCAAGAAAGGTGTTATAGTGAATTACGTGGATCATAAGATATTTATGATGCCAAAGTACTTGTTCTGGAATGATGACAAGACTACTTTCCATAAGATATATGTTTGCATCGAGCCTGCGGTATGCGTGTTCTTCACCGGTTTCGCCATGAGGCAGGACATGAAGGAGCTTGCCGGATTCTATACGGCCGGCACCGCCATCTTCCCCGCCCCGTTCTGTTTTGGCATTCGGCCACTGGAGGTGAAATACGTATTCTTCTTCACGAAAGAATTGAAATTAAGAAGATTTGTTACCTATGAGGCGAAATGTATCTCATGTGGAGATAAACCCGCTGATTGCGCTCCCAGACCATATCAGTATGGTGATTTTGGATATTGGGAGTCTACCAATAAGTATCCGGCTAATTTTGAGTTGTATGATTCAAGTAAGATCGGGATATCATCGGGAGGATCAAAGAGGAAGGATATAATAGATTCTTTGACGAAATACTATGGGTCTCCTAAATCCGTTGAGGGTAAGTCTTATTTCACCGGTAATGGGGATAACGCTGAGTACCCCAATACGTCAACCACATTTTGTCAGAAACCTATACGTCATTACAAGTTCCCTGATAACTCTGTCGCTCCTTTTATGGGTAATCCGTCTCAACTGACCGGTCAATATGGAGTTGACTCCTATATTTATCCTATGGGGGTGATGCTTGATGACGATATCGTTAATGAGTTTCTGGATATAGCGGTAGAGAATGGTCTTATAGATAAGGCTAGACGTGACTCTATAATCGGATACGAGCTATATCGTGGAGATAGGGCCTTGGATAAGAGTGTTATTGGTACAGGTCTGGCTTATGATATGTTTAAGTACGATGATCCCGACGGATCGGCTAACCTTTATCCTAATTATCCTTACAACGATTTGTCTGATGATATGTATATCTATAAGGATATTAATCGTGAGAATTTTATAACGCATCCGTTTAATAGGAAGGGTAATATCTGGTATTCATTCTTAAGCCCTGATATTGCCTTCAACAAGCCTGACGCTCCCACTGAGTGCCTTGTTGATGGTTATCAATTAGGTAAATCCTCTGGTATATTCAGGGAGGTGGAGGATCACCCTAAATGGACGATATTAGGAAGTAAGGCTTATAGTATGGCAACGTCATTGGCTACGGTGGAGGCTATGGCTAATTTAATATCCGCTATAGCTGAGTATACATATCAGTCGGCTTCACAGCAATATGTCGGTGGAGGCATGTTCTTTTTAGCCAACCCTGTCGGCATAGCGCTGACGGCTATCCGTCTGGCTACGGGTATCGCCAAGGCCACAGCCCAGTCCGTGGTGGATATAGGCAAGTACAGGTATCAGTGGTTAACGGCATTGATAGATAGGGGACCTAGACGGAACTATGCTTATTATTATACTTCTGTCGCTCATTATAATTTATTTTACCAAAAAATAGGGGAGTCAGAGTTACGTGGATTGTCAACGGCTAAATATATCAAGAGCGGGTTATATCCGGTAACAGATATCTCTTCGCAAGGGGAGACCGTAGGCGGTAAGCCTATTATCATAAACAACCTCGATCGTGAGCATTCATTGTTCATGTCATTTGGTATGGATAAATATATGCTTGAATATCCGGAGTTGGTTTCAAGTTACGATACCAGCCGTATTCAGGATGAGTGTAATATTCGTAACGATGAGGTGGCTGGTATGACGCCTCATTTTATGACACGTGAATCTTTCGTATCCTGCCCCTATATGAGGATAAAGAAATATTCTCCGGCTCAATACGGACAGATAGAGGATATCAGGTGGGTATCGTTAGGTGGTTGCGGGTTGATGGATAAGGATAAGCGTAAATCTGTTTTTGGAGGTGATGTATTTATATCAAGATTCTCACTTAAGAGGAAGATGCCTATGTTTTACTTGACTCAGTTTGGTCAGGGGGACATGATACCATTCCCTTATTATGATTATCGGAACATCGGGTATCCCCGTTATTTTGTTAATTACGACACCGGGGAGGATTATCTTAATAAGACCGATACGGATACCGGATCGCTATACTCTTTCCCTAGCCGGAAGAGCGCTTATGAGATGGTTTGCAAGACCGGAGATATGTATCTTAGCGGTCGTTTCTTCCTATACTTCTATGGCATACCTCAGTTTCTTGTGGAGTCTGAGATCAATTGCAATTTCCGTATAGCCGGACCTGAGCCTTACGAGGGGTTCTATCCGGAGGTGGGGGATTATATATCATGGACCCAGGAGCGTAATGTCCCTATATCAAGGGATAATGTGTTTAAGATAAGTCCTGTGTATAAGAATCGATTTACGTTAGGTGGCAGGTCATTACCAGAGACGTATGATAGCAATTTTTGGGACTGCGCTTACCAAAGACCCAACGGCGTCATATGGAGCACCGCCGACGTGTCGGAGAACGGCATGACCGATCCTTGGCTGTCGTACAAGCCTATGGATTACCATGAGTTCAAGACATCTTTCGGGAAACTTATAAGCATGAAAGGGATAGAGTCGGATCAGATACTGGCTCGTTTTGAGAATCAGGTAGGGTTGTACAATGCCATAGACGTGTTGGCGGAGAGAATATCCCCGGAGAATAGCGAGCTAGGGACAGGTGGTCTTTTCGCCTCTCGTGGTATCGAGTATAATAATACGACGTTAGGATATTCCGGGACCCAGAGCCGGGATATGATCAGTTGCGAGTTTGGGCATTTTTGGGTCGATTTAAGGCGGGGTCAGGTGTTTAAGGTAGATTCTAATGGTAGGAATCTTACGGAGGTCACACCGGGGCTTAGAAACTGGTTTAAGGAGCATCTTCAGATGAAGATCATCCGTAGCCGGATATATAACGCTGATACGGACGCTGAGTTGTCTTATTACGATATCGATAACAAGTTCTTTGGTATAGGGCTATCCATGGGCTGGGACAATCGGTTCAAGAGAGTTCTGATAACCAAGAAAGATTATATACCGGTAGGGAATCCGAGCGAGTACCAATTCCGTGGCGGTCGGTTCTACAGGAACGGGCAGGCGGTGGAGCTACAGGACGCCAGCCATTTCACGGACGTCTCGTTCACCGTTGGATATAACTGCCTGAAGGGTGAGTGGAAATCATATTTATCCTACACCCCTGATTATTATATCGAGCACCAGCATTATTTCCAGTCTGGAAAGAACTACTCAAGTGAAAGTCAGGAGATAGGGTTATGGTCTCATGGATTGACCAACCAATCGTATCAAGTATTTTACGGTAAGCTATATCCGTTCGTTATAGAGGTACCAGTACGTGAGCAGTATGTGAATAAGATTCTCACGAACTACCAATATAGGATGGATGCCAGAAGGTATCAGGATGAGGTTAATTATCAGGTTAGAAGAACAACTGGATTTAATAAGGCATGGTTCTATAACGATACCAACAACAGTGGAGAGCTTAGGATGACCATCGCCGACAAGAACGATATGAGCCAGCGGTTAAGGTATCCTGTAACCAATGACGATAGCCGTGAGATACTGGTGACGGAGGTTGATCAGAAGATAAATATAAATGACTATTTTAACGAGGTCAAAGACGATACTAATAACCTACCGGTATGGGTTAAGGACGTGAACGATATTGGCCGGGAGATCGACCCTAGGGCTGTCGATTATCATCGGAGGTGGCGTGATCGTCTTCGTGGCGATTGGTTTTTGGCTAGGTTCGTGAATGATATTGAGAGCCGGTTCAAGATGATAGTTCGTTGGTTCAGCAATGATGAGAAAGTTTATTAATTTATTAACATATGGGGGGTATTTGTCGCCTCTTCCTTGTATATTAAAACGATATGGAAGATTTTATTGGTAAGTACGATGGTAATCAAATAGACAGTAGACTTGATAAGGTCAAGGATATGGTTGGCGCTACGGCGTCTCAGGCTGGGGAGGATGGATTGGTACCAGCTCCGGCGAAGGGAGATGAGGGTAGGTTTCTTTGTGGAGATGGCACGTGGAAGGATGTGGTAGTCGAACCAGATTACACAGTGTTTGACATTGTTATGGAGATATCATCAAGTGGTAACCTATCTATATCTCAGGAAAATTATAATAAATTATTAGAGAAACTTCCAAGCAATGCTGTTAATATATTTCCAGTCAGAGATAATGGAGTATACATATCAAGTATTTTTGGTGGGTATAATGTTAATGATGATAATTCTATTTGGCTTTATATAAAACAGGATGCGGGAATATTACATAATTCTTCTATACAAATCTCTATATATCAAAATTTAACTGTTGCTATAACTTCTGGTATGAATTATTTAATACCAGTAAATGATGGAATTGATGTATATGCAAACCTATCAAATGATTCTTCTGAGAATGATATTAGACAGTTAACAATACATACTACAGGTGATGGAACTAAATCTTTAATGGATGATGGTAAATATCGTAAGCTGCCAATATATGAGAAGAATTTATTGCTTGGATCTAGTACAGAGGTAAGTAATTCCAAGTATGAGATGGCTAATTATTGGCTAACTGAACCGATATCTAAAGGAGCACAAGTAACATTGACTATTTTTGGAGAATTGGGTGTTGATAAGGAAATGTTAACTATATATAACTCTACTGGTGCAGTAGGTTCTATGGCTCAGTTCAGCAAGGCTGACTTTGTGAATGGGAAGGCCAGTAAGACTTTTAAATGGATTACTAATATCGGAGATGCAGTAGCTGATAATACACATATGATTGTATTTAGTTCTCCTAAAACTGGCACATCAACTTCCACCATCCATAAGATTAAACTTGAATATGGTGACATTTCGACCGAGTGGTCTCCAGCTTGGGAAGATATACCAGATCTAGAAGAAAGGTACGCATATGGTGTTGAGTGGGATACTGCATCATCTAGTCCTGATGGTGTTAGAGTAGGTAATATGCAATTGCATAGGGAGTTGCCGGTGCAGAGTAAGATGAGAAGGTGTCTTTTGGGTAGAGATGGTGGAGTTAAAGAATATTTGGATAATGAGCTTTCATGGGGTGGAAGCTATTTGGATTATGCCGTTATGACAGAGATACCTGAACATTGGTATAAATTGTATTTTAATGGCACTAAATTTAGGATGATGTTGTCCGAAATTCCATTACCTGGGTATAAACATGTAGATAAGTTCTATATCTCAACATATGAAGCCAGAATGTATAGAACCGATAATTTATTATGTTCGGCGGCTGGAGCTAGTGAATTAAGTGATCCTAATTCAACTAATTTTAGAGGTGGCGACAATACCGCTGAATGGGATGATACCTACCGTTCCCTACTCGGCCGCCCCGTCACCAACCTCACCCGAGACCAATTCCGACAAGCCGCGAGGAAAAGAGGCAGCGGTTGGGAGATGTACACCTACAACGCCCACAAGACCCTGTTCTGGCTATTCGCCGTCGAGTACGCCACGCTGGACAGCCAGAAGCCTTTCAACGCCCAGAAGGACGCTAACGGTTTCGCCCAAGGAGGCTTAGGTCCGGGACCGACGCAAATGACGGATTGGACTAACTTCAACAACGCCAATCCCCTTATCCCATGCGGCTATACCAGCGAGTTCGGGAACGGCTCGGGAGAGAAGGCATATGTCGTGAAGAACGCCTCCGGCGGTACTCACGCCACGTTGATGGCTAACAGGTATCGTGGTATAGAGAATCCGTTCGGCCATATATGGAAATATACTGACGGGGCCAATATACAGGTCACCACGGGCGATGCGGGATTATCCATATTATGGACTACCGATGACCCGTCGAATTTCAGCGACACCTCTTACACCGGCTATGACAAGAAGGGCAATATCTGCCGTACAAACGGTTATGCCAAGAAGATGTTGCTTGGGGAAGATGGCGATATAGTGGCCACGGAGGTTGGCGGTAGCTCCTCTACCTACTGGTGCGACTACTATTACACCAACACATCGGCTAACCGCATGCAGGTGGCGCGGGTTGGCGGTAGCGCGGACGACGGGTCGTATGCGGGCCTCGCTAGCGTGTATACGCATTATGCGCCTTCCGATGCGTATCGTCACCTCGGTTCGCGCCTTTGCTTTTTCCCCGAATATCGTAAAACGTCGGCGTAGCCGCACGTCTCACGTCGGGAATTTTTTTGTATAACGATTAAATAACAAGACATGAAAAGAACATATAGCGACACTATACCGATCACTATAGAAAAGGACGGTGACGGATCCTACCTTTACCGGTGGGATATTAAAGAGGAGACAAGGGAGATGGGTGACGATATGGCCCCCGTGATCTCCTATAGTTACAACGAGGTCAGGATATGGGGCACGTTAACTGCCAACAAGATATTGGAGGCCTGTATCGACGCCCTATGGGGTAGCGGTGTTGAGCAGAAGATGCTGAACGACTATAACGCCGCCAAGTTAGGCATACTTGACTCGTCTTACATCGAGTCCTATAAGGTATTTCTGAATGACAGGAAGTCATTGAAGGAGCGAGTGGACGGTGATTTTCTGGATTGGGAGAATGGCTAGTTGACACGCTAGCGCCCTCAATGGGGCGGGATTTGGTCTTATGTTGATATCATGGGCGGGTATGTGATGTGGATCATGTTCCCGTCTCGTGTTTTAATATCCGTTTGATTGTGCGTATATTTGTGGAAAAACGTGATTTATGGCTAAGAAAAATAGACCGGAGGAGATTCCTTCATGGATAAAGGATTTGTATAAGGAAGATCTTGATCGTGTTGTAAGAGGTGAGCGTCCCATGTATTTTAGGGGTATGAATGATGGTCCTTTAAAGAACGTATCCCCGGAGTTTGATGTCCTTAGCGGAGGAGCCGCAGTTAAAGGTATGAATGGGATAAGAGGTACGTTGTCCCCGTTGAATAACGGTATGGGTAATTATAATTTCAGCCTCAGGGGTATAAATAAGAAGATAGGTGAGCTGGTTGACGAGGCGGGATTATATCTACCTGAGAAATTAAGGCCTGTATATCGGACTGTGGTGGATGCTATGTCGAGTTCCAAGGATAAGGGGTTGGGTCATATCACGCAGCCGTTGGCCAACGCCCTGTACCCTGCGGACGAGCGGCGGAACCGGCGCATGGACGGGGAGCATCCCGTTGGTTATGTGGATGCCATAGACGGCATATGGCCTAGGGATAAATATGGGCTATGGGGAGAGAAAATTGAGCGGAAAGCAGAAGGAGGTCCTACTGGTAATGATCCTATGTATGTAAGACAAGATGTATCTGATAGAGCTTCGTATTTAAAAGACATCATAGGTAACGCCATAAGAAGGAGGTTGTATGAGAATGTAACACCTGATGTGGTAGCCTCAAATGCTAGTCTTCCTGATAAGGTTAAGGAATTTATATACGGAAGAAATGGCAAAGCTAATGTTGATGAATATAGTGAACAGCTATGGGGTAGATTCTTATCCCAACCTAATAGTCTTGACGGAAATAGCAAGGAAATAAGAATCCCCGATAATATTATTGCTGATATCGAGAGGATGTTTAATCGTGACACTAAGGATGAGATAAATAGGTTAGATAAGAAGATTCGTGATACGGAGCGAGAAATATATGGTTCCGATAAGCCGGTTACAGATGATGCTTATGGTAGGCTGGAGTTTTTGAAAAAGTCTAGAGAATGGGTAGATATCTTTGAGAAGAATCGTAATTCTGTAAGATCCGGAAAGCCTACGGTTTTTTCTGAGTACGATTTTTATCCCGAAGCTGCTGGTGAGCTTACCCCGTTATCAGGGTTTGGTAATTTTACAATTTATAGACGTCCGGATGGAAGGTTAGGCGTTTACGATGTATATGATTTTTATAGTAATGATCAAGAGTTCCCGATTAATATAGCTACCAAGGTATTAGATGCTATAGGTGATAAGTTTGAGGAGAGAGGCTCTTTCAAGGATTATAATCCTGATCCAGAGAGTGGTAGGGATGCTCTTATTCGTAACGCTATTATGTCTAAGAATAAGTTGGAGGACAAGGCTGAAGGAGGTCGTATAAATACAGGAAGCGATTATGGTTCTGGAAAGTATGTGATTGATCCTCGTAGATCAGAAAATAGCAAAATGGCTGTATATGATGAGATATGGGACTATCTGACAGAAAAGAAGGGTATACCACAAACGCAAGCTATCGGCATCCTGTCTAACATCGCCGCCGAGTCCGGAGGGGACACCGAAGCTCTAGGCGCCGCCGGTGACTTTGGAATCCAGCAATGGCTTGGACCTAGGAAGAAAGAGTTGCAGCGTAGGTATGGTAGGAAACCGACATTAACCCAACAACTGGATTATCTCGTGGATGAGTATCAAGGCAAGGTTCCGGGGTTAGGTTGGAATTACATCAATCAAGGCAAGTTCTTTGACAAGGACGCTCAGGGGAATGAGTATAACTATTATATGTATTCTAAATCCGATTTCGATAACGCCGTCAACTACAAGGACGCTACCGTGGCATGGAATCAAGGATACGGTAGGCCTCTTGGATCGACCTTAAGAAATGAGAAGCGGCTTGAGTTCGCCGATATGTTCTCCAACAGATACGGTGTCCCGGAGAACGAGCCAATGAGATACGAGTTCGGACAGCGGGATTCGGGCACGGGGGACGGAGGTCAGCAGCCTATACCTGAGACGGTAGCCCCTGCCGATCCTTCTTTGGCTTCCCGCCCTCCCATGGATAGCTGGTGGGAGAAGGAAGGCCAAGACCTGTTATATAAGATGCTAGCTCAATCCGGCGCTAACAAGAAAGCTATAGAGGACATCGCCAATAATATTAAGAATGATCCTCAATCAGAGGCGCAGATAGCGGAGGCCGAGCGTATGCGTAAGGAACAGGCGAAAAGGCAGTTGGTGCTTAATATGATACCGGGGTTGATGCTGAATATAAAGGGTATGAGTAGATCTCAAAATTAATGTTACATTTGTGAAATCATTAAACGTTTTAGATATGAAAGGATTGTTGTTTTTATTTGCTATGTTATTGACGCCATTCGCTTTGATGGCGCAAGAGGTAATCCCATCAGAAGGGTCTATTACTATTGATCTGACTACCTTTACCGGTATTATGGCTTTCGTCACGATGTCAGCTACGCAGTTAGCCAAGGTTGTGCCGTATATTGACACCCATAAGTGGGCTAAGATCCTGTCGGCTGTAGTTATCGGCATGTTGGTATGTATCTTGGCTTGGTTCCTTCAGGTATCCCCGTTGTTGGTAGGTAGTGAATGGTGGGAAGCTCTATTATATGGAGTGGCAGTCGGGCTCAGTGCCGCTGGTTTCTATGATCTGGTGAAAGCGATAGGTCCGCTATTTGTGAAAAGGATTTAAAAGAAGTAGGTTGATATAATGCGATAGCTATATGGTTTATTGTAGGTAATCTAATCAGCTATCGCATTTTATTTTTTTATTGTTTGTATTTTTTAAATCCGTATTTTTTAGCTATACTATTTATTATACCTTCATCTATATTAAACCATTCTCTATCTTCTTTAAATCCTAATAAAAGTTTATGCATATACGACTCGATGTCGTCATCTATTGTGTATATCATTTCTATATTTATATTTGATACTCTAAGAGCTGATAGTCTTTTTTTTATATTAGTAGCCCTACCTATTTTACAAAGACCTGATATTCTATCTATTGCTATATACGTTTTATATCTATTATTTGAAATGCTTCTATAATTTTTTGATACACTGTTTAGTATTTCATCTATAATCTTTGTCGAGGATATTGAGTTTATTGCATAAGATATTAGATGTGCCTTTATTTTATCATTTATATTCATTACGATTGATATAAATACTCTGTAATCGACAAACCATTTTTGTCCAGTCCCTTTACCTTTTCGGTATGCTAATCCAACATTTTTTAAATCAGATATTGTCTTTATGCTTTTTTCTGGCATATCTGTTTGTCTTAATATATTATTGATTACGTTTTGTGTTATACTTGATGTTATGTAATGATCAGTTCTAATTTTTGGATTATTCATTGATTCTCTATACGAGTTTATTATATATACAAAGTCTGTTATACAAATAAAATTGTCTTCTTTGTTGAACTCAATACTATTTTCTGATATTTCTCTATTCATTGTTTTGTAATGTTTGTTTTTACGTGAATATATAAAATAGTATACATTACAACAATATTTATAGGTGTTTTTTATGCATCTTTAAAAGATTGATTTAAAACAAAGACTCATCGTTGCTAAATGATGAGTCTCTATTTTTTTAAACTATCTTTGTATCAGAACGAAATTAATTTGATATGGGCAAATATGTAATCAAGAGGAAGATACCTAAATATCAAGAGGCAGGGGAAGTCGGATCGTATATGCTTGGTAATATGGATGGCATACATGGGCTAGGTATAGAGTCTTTGGTAAACACCAACCAAGGATTACCTATGTCGGCTAATCCGTTAGGAATATACTCTATGGATACCCCGGATCGGTTGAGGGATAAATACGCTAATGCTTTTGATCAGGATAACATGTTTCCGGCTAGCTTCAAGGGCAGTTTGCAACGTATAGCCGAGAATTATCAGGATAATGGTATTACGCTTAATAACATAACTGTTAACGATGTTGATAAGTCTAAGACCGGTTCAGGTGAGACGGATGTTTTTGATTTTACCACCATCCCTTATTATGGTGCTGATGATATAGGATCTAGGTTTACCCAGATGGGGCGTGGTATAGGGCGTATGAGAAGCGAGGGGTACGGTGATTTATCTACTGGGGCTAAGACAGCCAATACCGTAAGTACCATAGCGTCTGGTATAGGAGGTGCTTTAGGTCTGGCTAGGAATATATTCTCAGGTATAGCGTCAGAGCAAGGTACTCGTACTAATATCAGGTTGGCTCAAGAGCGGGAGGCTAGGCAGAGAAGGCAATCCCAGATGCAGTATAAGGATGGTGGTGGTGTTTATCTAGGACCTAATAATAGGTTTGATAGCGGAAGCCTTACCGGAGAGTATTTATATCCGTTACCTAAGTCGATGGAAGATCAAGCCAACGTGGAGGTCGAGAAGGGTGAGTACGTGGAGCAGCCCGGAGAGGCGCCGATGGAGGCTATGGGGCAGAAGCACGCCGATGGTGGAACCCCCGTTTCCTTGGAGCAGGGAACGAAGGTTATTACCGACGACACAACCATAGAGCCGGATTTCGCTAAATACATCAGAGATACGTATGGGATCAAAGCCACGCCTAAGGATACGTATGCTACGTTAATGGACAGGTATAAGGCTAAGATCGGTCTTAAATCGGCTTACGATGATCAGAAAAAGGCGCTGGAGAAGCTGAAGAAAAACGATAAGATAGATGACGAGAATACGAGGCGCTTAAACGCTTCCGTATTATCCAAGGCTATAAATGATAGTAACGAGACGGTTAATGGCTTAGAAGGAAGATTTACGGACTTCGCTAACGTCATATACAAGGAGCAGGAAGACCGGAAGATGAAGAAGGATGAGGATACGTATTTCGCCAAGGGTGGTGAGATAGATAACATCATATCCAGATCCATGAAAGAATATGGTCTTACAGAAGATGATATAGCTGAGGCTAAGAAAGAGTTGCTTAAGAAAGTGGCTGGTATTCGCCAGAAGATGGAGATAGGAGGCACGTCTTTGTTCGGTCGTAAATTAACTTTCCGCCCGATCGAGAATAGGTTCAACAATGATCCTAACTATTTCGGTTATCAGCGCCAAGGAACTGATGGCTCTTATGGAGGTATTAATACGGATGAGAGGTTGAATTATTATAAGACATTCAATCCGGTCGCTTACGATGCTTATATGGGAGCTTCAGAGGGCACTAGGGCTAGGGCGTTGCAAGACGCTATCTACGGTCAGACAAGTAGCTGGATGGGCTTGGCTACGGCAGAGAACCCGATCATCGCCAACGCCGAGGCGCTTCGGGATTACACGACGCTCGTTTCCTTTGGTGGTGAGGATAGTCAAGGTAATTACCCGGAAGACAAGAAAGCCGCATATCATGATAGGATGAGAGACAATAAATTAGGTTTGTTTACCACATCTCGCCCTATGATCGGTCTAGACGTTGTTACAGAGGAACAACATAAGGCTCTTAATGATGCCGGTATCACCCATTTTAGCCAACTATTCTCTGACAAGAACAAGGATGTCGTTAATAAGATACTTGGGGAGGATATGCTTAAGATGCAGGCATTGAGATCCATGAAAGGAATGGAAGGTCTTGATTTTATACTTGACCCTCATAAGGTGGCTCCCGGTCCTATGGATATAGGTGATGTGGAGAATCCTGATGTTAAGCTGGATATGCCTGAGCTGATTGATTCTAATACACTTCCTAAAACCAATACAAATGCCGGTAAGTCGAACAGCGGCAATGGAGGCAGGAATATAGTGGGTGGCGGTCTTGACTTCCCCGAGGTATTTAGGATGACCCCGGGAGCCGTGACAACGGAAGGTCTGGAAAGGCATTACGCTCCTACCGTGGATCCGGTGTTGAGATCGGCTGATCAGTATATGGTTGAGGCTAATCGTGCTTTCCAATCACAATTGGATCAGATGGGTAATGTCCCGGATTCCCAGAGAGGGGCTTTATCTTCCAATTTACAGGCTATCATGAGTTCCAATATAGGTAAGTATATAAATGAGGTAGAACAAGGAAATGTGGCTCAAAGGGCTTGGGCTGATAATGTAAACGCCCGTACTTGGGCTGATACGTATGATAAGAATATAGCCCAACGTCAAGCTTACCAGCAACGTATATTGCAGGGATTGGCTATAAATGACGAGAACTGGGCTAGGTATTTCGATAGCGTCAATGATGAGATTCAGCAGAAGTGGAATACGGCTACGACCATGAATACATTAAGGTCTATATTTGGGGATGTAAAGATTGGTCCCAATGGACAATTAATCGCTGATCCTCAAGGAGATATATTGAGTTATAGGAGATTATATCCTGCTCAGGAAGTAACTAAAGGCAAGAAAGGATAAAGGATGGCTTCACAATATAGTATATTAAGGAATTACGGCAAGTATGTATCGCCCTACAACATGGATGTCATGATGCAGGGGATGGGGTACATGCAGCAGAAGATAGATACCAATCGGCAGGCTATAAACGAGTATGCTGATTATATTATCAATTCTGACATTATAAAACCTCAGGATAGGGAATATCTTCAGAATAGGTTAAATGGGCTGATACAGGACGTGAATAACGTGTATCGTAAATCTAATTTGGCTTCCGACGGTATAGCCAGAAGTATACAGGCTCGTCTTGGAGAGGCTCTGGATACCCGTGTGTTGAATGCCATTGCCGGCACTAGGGAGATCCGGTCGTTTAGTGAGAAGATGGAGGATATGAAATTGAATAATCCTAAGATGTATAGTCCTATAAACGAGGCTGAGGCTTTCGCCGATGCCGTGGCTTGGATGAATGACGGTCAGGTAGGGACACGTCTTAATCCTATACATTATACCCCTTATACGGATTATCACGCTGAGATTGATGAGAAGATGAAGAATTTCATCTCCCTTAACAAGGGGAAGAAAGTCAATGTGCCGGTAGTTGACGCCAATGGTAACAGGACGGGCGAGATGCGTGAGATGTATATAGATGAGATGAGTTACGCTCAGGTCAGGGATATAGCCATGGCTTCCATATCTGAGAACGGTAAGGCTCAGATGCAATTAGAGGGAAGATATATGGCTAGAACGAATCCTGACTTATTTAATGTTCAAAGCACCTCAGATTTCCTTAAAGGGTATATTGATGATTTCAGTGTCAAGGAAGAATCCATACGAGCCAAGCTAAAGGGCGTTGGCAATGACAAGGCCAAGAGGGCTAAGTTGGAGTCGGAGCTGGCGGATATTATCAAGCAGAGAAATGATTTCGTGGAGGATGCCGAGGGCGTTATCGGTAGCAACTACAGCCCGGAGCGAGCCGGCATGTTCATGGTACGACAGCAGTTCCTTCGTGGCGTCGGGCTGAGATGGTCTTATAATAACTCATATGAGACGCTGGGCGTAGATGAGTATTACTTTAAGGCTAACCAACAGATGATGGAAAGAGCTAGGTTTAACGAGACAAAGAGGCATAATCTGGCTATGGAGAAAGCCGCTTTAATGAAAGCCAGTAAATCGGGTGAATCCGGTGGTGATGGTGGTGGTAATAATACTGTTGGGCCTACGGTGGTTACGAAGAGCGATAATCTTGATGACGTGAATATAAGTGATGAGTTCATGAACGGATTTACGGCTAATGAGAAGGCTGTTAATGCTGGTATGAATAGCTTTGTTAAATCACTATCAGATGACGCCAAGAGAAAAATTAGCGCATGGGCGTCCGATCCTGAGAATAGTAATGTTGTCAAGAATATGAGTGATGATCAAGTCATCATGACTTATTTCAAGGCTAATGGCGGGTCTACGAATACGCTTCTTGATTACAATGGCAAGGACAGCTATATAAAGCTTCTTGGGTTAAACAACCAAAGGAATAAGTATAATAGGATCAATGAGGGATTCAATAAGGCTGAGGACGCTGTCTTGGATGGAGTTGATGCTATAGTCGAGAGAGAAGCTAGATCTATTACTGGATCTGGAATTGATATTAGTTATGGATATGGGACGTTTGATCTTGGAGATATTGTAGAAGGAGGGCATTTGGCTTTTTCTCATGAAGCCATAAAAGATATATCGTTAAAAGATTGGGCCAAATTATCCGCATATAGCTCTATCCTTAGTAATAGTGTAGAATTTATTAAGATGGGTAATGACCCTACGCATCCAGTATCATATAAAGGTGTGAGTCTTGGAAGTGTTAATTCTGGAGAAGCGTCAGTAGTCCTAGGAAGAATAAATGATCTTATGGGAACCTCCTTAACATTGGATGATATACAGTTATTAGCTAATATGGGGGCTGGTCATTTTTCTACATCTGATTTATTTAAAAAGAATCTAAGTGAAGGGTTGAGTAATTATAACGAGAGGAATGCCGTTGTTGCTACAGCTATATATGATGAGATAAATAAAGAGAATGGGGATGTACTTAGGCATAAATGGAGCCGTGGCGATTTAGGAAGACTTGCTAGCGACGCTAAACGTGCCGGTGAGGATTATCTAAGACAATATCGTCATGAGTACGCTGAGCGTGAGTATATCTTCTCTGGTGATTATCCGTCTAAAAGCAAAGCTGAGTATGATTATATAAAGATTAGTGATCTATTCACTCGTGGTGGTGGTTTTATCCCCAAGGATGAGGATAATGCCAATAAGAAGATAACGTTTACTATATCTCCTATAGGTGATGGCAATTATCAGATCATTGGTAATAATGGAGGTGATGGAAGATCTGTTGTTGAGGTAAGTGAGGCAGATCTAGCCGCCAATGACCTTACTTTTTATAAGGAGGATGTAAGTATCCCATCCGAGACCTACGACTCTGGTGTTGTATCTATATCGTTTGCCAATTCAAGCGATAACGCTTATGGGAAGATGGCCAAGGCATTGCAGGTAGCTCCTGTGGCTTATGCCAGCGGAGCTAAGGATATGACAATGCCTTATATAGATATGTTTACGAATATAAATGACGGTAATATCAGGAAGAATCAGATGATGATCGCTACTGACGTGTTGTTCGATAACGCTTCTATGTACGAGTTAAGGGCTTCCGGATATAAGTATAATAATGGTTCTTCTGGGATAAATGTTGATATATATAGCAAAGGAGGGGCTAGAGAGGGTAATACCCCGTTGTATTCAATTGATCTGGATGGCGTTAACTATGCTGATGAGGTAGCAAGGAAGATCGACTTCTGCCCGCAGTATTATTTGGTCATGGCATGGCAACAGATACTTAGCAAGGAGAATGAGGTGTATTGGAGGAGCGAGGGAAGATCTACTACTGATGATTTCGAGAGCTTCATCTCGCCCATAGCTGATATGATTGATCAGGAGATAAGAAACAGGAATAACGGAAATAGTGGAAATAATGGAAACAATGGAAATCTATAATAATACCTCTAACGGAAAGGATCTTGCCGAGAAGTACAGATATCCTACCATAAACGTAGATAATATAAAGGCTATTGGTACGGATCCCTATGATATACCGGATCGTGACCTGCCTCCGGTATTGGATCCGTATTCCGCTTCCGAGAGATCAAAGTCCCAGATACCGTCATTGTCGGAGAGGATCAAGAATACTGTTAAGACAAATTATTATGATGATATGAAACATATGTCCCCATTAGGATATATGGCTTCTGATCAAAGCTATAAGGGCAGGTTTAATCTTACTGGTCCGGAGATATCGTTGGAGGATTCAAGGTATCGACTTAGTAGCGGTACTTGGATACCTAAATACGAGTCTTATATCCCCGGTGTAGATAACGACACACGTTTATCTAGGAGTCAAGGTAGGACTGAGAAATGGATGAGAGGTTTGGGGAAATTTGTAGGTAAAGCCGCTTTGTATGGATTAGGTGGTGTTATTCAGCCTTTTTATGGTATTTACGCCGGTGTATCCAGAGGTAATTTTAACGCTGTTTTTGATAACGATTTCACGAGATGGTTGGATGATCAGGACAAGAAGATGGATTACGGTCTTGCTCATTATTACAATCGTGAGGAGCGGGATATGAATTTCCTTCAAAGCATGACCACGGCTAATTTCTGGTCTAACGATTTTTTATCCGGTCTTGCTTTTACCGCTGGAGCCATGTTATCGTCAGCCGTATATTCCGGCGCTGGATTGATGAACTTAGCTCGTACGGGAGCTAGGGCGGGCGTGGCTTTGGCTAGGATAGGCAAAGCGGCTTCGGATACCAAGAAAGCGTTCGGCGTCTACCTTAGGGCCGCCCGTACGGGACGGAGGATAGGCAAGGGACTGGACACCCTCGCTTTCCTTGGCACATCTACCTCATGGGAAGCTTCAGTGGAAGCCAGAAGTATGTTGATGGAGGCCGAGGAGAACTTCATGCAATCTTATCGTAACGCTTATGGGAGGGAAGTCCCATATGAGGAGCTTATGAAGTTCAGGGCTGACAATGCCAATGCCGCTAATGCTGTATTCGCCGCCAACGTCGGCATATTGTCATTATCCAATATAGCTATGTTCGGCGATATGTTCGGCATGGATCTTGGTGTGGATAAGTTCATAAAACGCAATATATTTGGCGTAGGTGCCGAGAGGATGGATAACGGTACGTTAAGAGCCATAACACCAAAGAAATGGCAGAAGGTAGCCGGAAATACGTTCAATATCATCAAGCGCCCAGTGTCAGAGGGTCTTTATGAGGAAGGTCTTCAGGGAGTGGCTAGCAAGTCCGCCGAGGATTGGGTAGAATCAAGATACAATCCTATGGCTATCCGGCAGAATATAGGCTATATGGAGGCTATAAAGAATGGGTTCAAGGAGACGTACGGGTCTAGCCAAGGATGGAAGGAGATCGGTATCGGTATGATTATCGGATCGATTATGGGTGGAAAGACTATTGGGGGTATAAAGGAATGGAGCCAAGACATGTCCCGGAACGAGGGGATGGTGGAGGCCTACAACGCCAATGCCGGCGCCTTGACCACCGCCGCTGTCCGTGCTATTCGTGGCAGTATGGCTCTTAACGCTCAATTATCTGGCGTAGACACATCGTACGAGAGTGATGGTAGGATCATAAACAAGGATTTTAGTGACGCCGTATTCAATCGTCTCCGTTATGATTCGGAGATGGGGATGTTGGATGATACCAAGGAGAATTTCAGGACGGTAGTCGAATCTATACCTAATAGTGATATAGCGTCCGATATGAATATGACGGATGAGCAGGTCAATGAGTATAAAGCCGATCTTGTCAACGAGTTTAATAAGAAGGTGGATAATTTCATTATGGCCAACAGATTCGCCGACTCCCTTACCGATGGTATATCCAATAGGTCGTTTAACGCCTATATCTCCAATATGGCTTATAATGGCCTTGAGGCGAAGGATAATTTGAACGATATTGCCAATCAGTTAAGAAGGATATACAATACGGATATAGGCCCCGCTCTTGATATATATTCTCGTCTTAATCCTGATTCGAGCAGGGATCTTGAAGAACTCAGGAAGCTTACGGATGATATACAGAGGATGGAGAAGAATATCTTGAGGCTTCAACAAAGTGTCGCGTCGAAGGACGCTCTTGAATCTGATAAGGCTAGGTTGGTCAAGGAGAATGATAGGCTTCTTAAATTAACAGAGGATAGGATCGCATTGGAGAGGAAATTAACTACGTTAATTAACTCAGAGGCTGATATATCTAAGTTGTTCTTAAATAGAAATGATTCAAGGATCAGTGCCGCTGATCTTATGGCGGCTTATGATACTATAGCTGATTTTGAGAACGTCGTATCTATCCGTGGGGTTGATAATTATAAGGAGGCTATGGCATTGCTTAGTGAGTATCGTCATAATCTTGTGGCTTATAAGAATATAAACGAGTCTCTTCGTCGTATGCGTGACAGAAGATTCATCCGGGCGCAGGAGCGCGGGTTCATGAAGATATTATCGAACGTATGGGGTAAGACTTATGAGGAGGATGATAGCAAGTATGATTTCAGGAATACTGATAATCCTGATGCCAATGATCTTTACGCCAACGACCAAGCTATAGACAAGGCTTACCAAGATGGTCTTATAGGGGAGGATGAGGCATTTATGTTCAAGACATATAATCATATGATAGCCAGATCTATGGAGAACGAGATTAAGACCGATGAAGGTAATATAGTCGAGAGGGTTCCTGATGATGAGGATATCATAAATCCTTCTGACGATAGAATCAATAATATAGCTATAAAGATATGGAACGGTAATGAGGATGTCTTATCTCCTAGGGAGAGACAGATATATGATAATAACAAGCCTCGTGTCGATAGTCTAGTTAACGGGTTTGGGGATAATCCTATTTCAAGGATCAATAAGGCTAGATCGATAATAGATAGATTGAAGATCCATGATAATATTTATGATAATATCAAGGACGCTGTTGATGATATTGTAGATATGAATATCAATGGTCTTGATCAGGATCAGATCAAAGAAGCTATAAAGACTTATAATGATCTTATGAATGAGGCTGACAATGGCAATGAGATTGATCAGGATAAGCTTAATGAGGCTATTGATATTATCAATAACTATTCTGATGATCCTCTTCTTCAATTCGTGGGATGGATGAGGCTGTATGATAATGGGAGTATGGTTGTCAAGGATTACGATAAGTCTATACCTATGGGTGATGTTCTCACGGAGAGCGAACCCGGAACATCCACCGGCAGGGCGGAGGCCAATGCCGCCCAGAATCCGGTAGTGTTGATGGCCCAGAAGAGAGAGATTGGCGGAGTCATGTATTATGAGGTAGGAGGAATGAGACTTGACAGGTTTATGGATGGTCTTGGGCTTAAAAGATCTGATGCCACTGACACCGATAATGGGAGGGTGATGGATTTCACCAACGGAGCCGACATATTTACTGTTATAGAGTCGAATAACCACTCAAGATGGATGATAAGCGAGGATGACGCTCAGGCTTTCGAGAACGCTACCGGTGTCATACTGGGGAGGCAGACCGCCTTATCGACCTCCAACTGGTTCATGGTGTATCGCAAGGGGCAGGATGGATCTATTGTCCCTTATTACACGGGTGATACGTTTGGGTTTAATAATGAGTCGGTTAATCAGGAAGCAACGGCTAGCCTTCGCAAGGGTGGTACGGTAAGGTTTGTGATGGATATGTCAGATCCATATACCAAGGGACTGTATGATAAATACAATAGCCTTAACGTCGTTGATCCTAATTCTGACGAGACCAAGTCTGCCCGTAGTGATTTGGTTAATAATATGGTTATTAAGATCGTGGATGGTGACGGTAATTTTGTCTCGGTGCTAAAAGCCAATGACCCGGACTCAAAAGGAAGTAACGCTGATTTAAGGAGTATGGCCTTTGAGTTGTATAGGGATAATGTAGGATCTGTCGCTGGCGAGATTGATATACCGTTCGTAGGCGCAGTCACCAGTGTTTTGCCAGGAAGACCTAATTTTAGCATAAGTGATGATAATGGTACGTTGATGGTATCCGAGAATGATTTTACCAATGAGACGGTTGGTAAGGTCGAGAGCGTAGGATATATAGAGAACGGGGAGGTTACGATGAGGGATAATATTAAGTATAACATATTCCCGTTCTGTACGGCTATCGTCAGGGATAAGTATGGTGATTATAAAAATTCACGTATCCCGGTCGTAGCTATAAAGACAGGAAATGGAAGAAATTACCTGTACCCTGTAAGATTGAAAAATCAGGGTATATCATCATTCTCATCTATGATCGGATCGATGGCTGATAGGATTATAGAGGGTCTAGGTGGTGGAGTAAGTATTGATGATATAATGGATCTTAACAACGCTATAGCCAGATCCGGGCTGGATAACAAGACATATATGATTCCGTTGGCGGGAGACGTGGATGTTATCAAGGGACGGTTAGAGGCTGTCAAGGAAGCCGCTAGCAAGATGCCTATGACCGCTGACGTAAGAGGATGGATAGGCGATTCTAGGACCAAGGAGGATATTTTGATGAATGACGTTACGATCAACATCGATCTTAATAACGATCCTTTCATAGCTCCTAAGTTTAGGATGAGTATTAGGAGGGATGAGACGTTCTTCGAGGATACGGAGACCCCGTTCGTCAACCCGCACGGCTCCCAATCGGAGTTCGCCTCGCCTACGAAGGCGGCCGAGGACAAGTCTTTGGTTTCCGACGGTAACGTAGTATCCGGAGAAAATGAGGCGGAAAATCCTTGCTAAATTAAATATCTTGACTTATCTTTGCGGCGTCAGCCCATCACCTGACGAGTAAGATATTTAAAAGCTGGTCCCTGTCGGGTGTGTGATGGCCCCGGTGGGGACTCTTTATATTATGCAATTAGATGCCTTTTTACATCGGAAGATCATGCAAGACCTACGCATCCAGCGAGTAAAGGTCTTGATGATGCTATACACCAGTAACTATTTTGTCAAGGTCAGACAAAAGCAGTTGCTTGATCATACATACGCCTTAAGCAGGGATCAGGCTTTTGATTATATGACTGAGTTCAATAAAAGACTTAGTGATAAGGTTGGTATAAAATGTACGATGGATATCCTTCTACCTACCGATGATGATAATGCTAACATCATAATTGAGCACAATGGTATTATCAAGAAGTTAATGAAGGAAGCCGAGAAGCTGGAACTTGATACTGATGCTATCAAAGCCATGATGTGTGATCTTCTTGATGAGTTGAAGGATGATATTGATCTTAATATCCTGATATTTGACGTAAGCCAGTTACTTATAAAATACAATCTATTTAGGTTGGATGCTATAACCGAGCAGGAGTTCAAGAGCTCTTTTGTCAGAATGGATAGTAGGAATATGGAGATAAAGAAACTAACTTTATCTGATATCAAGAAGGTGGTGGAGATGATAGAGGATAGGTATAGCTACGCTTTATATATGACAGAGGAATATGGCTGATTACATTTTTTGTAAAAATATCTCCTGTTTGTTTGTAGTTTCAAAATAAGGTCTTATATTTGCGGTGTCTATCCGTTGCTAGACCAGAAGAAGATATTAATATCGCTTAGGCGTAGGCGATAAATGAGAGCTATCAGTGGAGTAACGGACGCTGGTGGCTCTCGTTGTTTTATATTATGAACAAAGATCATATTTTGGGGTTGTATAATGATTTAAGTCATTTTTGCCAAACAGGGAAATTGAAACAAGCTGATTATTCAGGTTATTCTAGAGAGTTAGAGATTATTGTTAAAAATTTTTCGAGCGATTGTGATCGTTCAAAAAACGACAATGTGTTTATTGTTAAGGATTGCAGAATAACTTTGAATGATAGCGATTACAGCAATTTCCTTTATATGGCGCTAATAACGTTATTCGGTAGAAGTGATTTTGATCTTGATTATGCCTTGAAGTTATATAATTATTTTATACTTGCAGCCATAGAACGACAAGATGAACTATATGATGCGGGTTATGATGAGTATATAATTGATAGAATGTGTTTAGATCATGTTTTTAATGGTGTTGTATATAATATCATTATATCAAATACAAATAAGGATGTTGATGATATTCATTTGACTATATCTAATGATCTGAAAGTAAATAACGCTATACCTATGTTGATGTCCAAGATAAGACCATATTCGACAGAATATGATTTTTATGGTTTGTATGATTCTATAATAGGATATACTTATTTTCTAAAAAATAAAAAGAACTATGGATTAAGAAATAGTGGACTGTTGCGTACCTATATAGGAGTAGATATTAGTAATGGTCTTGTAAAAATTGGTAAGTCTAAGGATTTATACACTAGGGAGAGTTGTTTAAGGGTGAGTAATATCTATTTTTATATGATTGCATATGTAGATATGGATATAGAGCGTGAGCTGCATATTAAATATAGTGTATATAATGTTGATAGAGAGTGGTTTCATTTGAATAAAAAGCAGGTTAAGGAAATTATAAGCAAATATAATTTTAGAATTATAGAATCAAATGTTAAATATATTGACAATATATATGATATTTGATGAATAATGAATTTCATTTTTTTTGTTATTTAGGATTGAGCTTTTGCCTGTTCGTGAGGATCGGCAAAAAGATTTGCACTTTTCGGAGAAACATAAGGTTTGTTATTATGTTGTTATTTTGGTGTCCCGTCCGCTCGTGAGAGTAGGCGGGATTTTCTATCTTTGTGTCAAAACGATTTAGTAATGGGACGATCTTGTTATGTTATAAAAAATAAGGAGGGTGGGGTAGATAATGTCCTTGCCCCGAACGACCAACCATCCGGATTATACCAAAGGGCGATGGAGGTGCTGGGCGACCAGAAGCAGGCCTTATCGGTCTGGGGTACGGCCTACTCCCCCGACTTCGTGTCCTTCTTTGGCGACTGGATGTCCATGCCATCAGAATATGATCTGGATAGTAATGGGGAACCTAGGTATGATGATGTCATGTCCTTTATCAAGCGGAAGAACTATTTCGCCGGCAATTTCATGGCCGATGAGGTTAAGGATATTAATAATACTCTTACTTCCTTGGGTGTTGATAATATCAATGATCTTAATGATATGATCGTATCTAACTTCCTTTCCGGCGGTGATATATTCCTCAATAGGTACAATCTTGAGCGATCCGGGATGTATGACGCTGATGAGATTGATAATATCATGACTAACCGATCGGAGTATGAGCGGGTAAGGGATATGATGAGGAGGATTGTCGATTTTATGTCTGAGGGGGATCTCAATGAGAAGGATACATATTTCTTGTCCTCCGAATCAGGCCTTGGTGATGATTATATGATATATGAGGATACATATGACTCGTTAGGAAAGAGAAGGGTTTTGAATCCAATAGAAGTAAGGGATACGATCATGAGGGCGGTAGGCGGTATCAGCGACCGCCGGGAGTTCGATCAGGCTTTCGCCTCCATCCCATACCCTTCCTTGGCGCTCCGGTATCAGGAGGATCAGGATTACGCCGATCGGATGTATGACACATATCGTAATATGACCCGTATGGAGGTTCGGAGTCAGGACGGAAATACGATTACCGACTCGTACTTCAATAGTACCACACCGTATATCAGTATGCCTAAGGATATGAAGGGTCTAAGGGATAAGGTTGGGGAGATAATCGATATGGATGATTTTAAGGACATCAAGGACGTTGCCGGACGTCTGCATGACATAGCCATGGATCTTGCCGACATGGGTGTGGATATAAGCGAGGCGATCAGCGATGAGATGATTATATCCAGACCGGAGGATATCCGTGATCTTATGGCGTCGCTGGACGTCATGTTGTCTTCCATACAGGCCGGCAATTCGGTATACGATAGCTTTATCTCCGATCTTGATAGGATAACAGGAAAAGGGAACCCGATATACGAGGTTCAGGATACTTATTCTACTGGGGATAGGATGGTGTATGTAAGATCCGGGAATACATCCCCTTCCGATATGTATGATAGGAGCATGTTGTATATGGGTAGGAATACGTACCATAACACGGCTCCGATAACCGACACCGATCAGGCCTATGAGATGTTGGCCGATATCGGGATAGAGCGACCCTCGTACTTGCCGGCTGGCGTGGTCCCCGCCGGGGCTTCCCGTTCCGATATTGGCGTGGTTAAGGATAACATAAAGAAGCTAGTTATGTCCAACATCTCATCCTCGAATACCGAGAACATGATCCTTACCAGATTGATATACCAGCATCCAGTTACCCCTGAGATGGATGATGCCGATATCGATCGGGAGTTCAGGAGATACGAGGCTAGGCAGGGAAAGGATCGGGATTTTATCAAATCCTGTACCTCGTTGAGGAAGATCCAGATCAAGGGAAGGTTAAAAAAATCGGATTTATATAATAATGTCTTACGTTTCCTTGATTTTAATGGATTTTATAATGTATCTTTGAACCACCATGACAGAGGTACGTTAAAAAGCATGGAGATGTCGTTGCCGGAAGGTCAGGTAAGGGATCTTCTGTTTGACGTGGCTATCGAGTCCGGTGACAGTAGCATGAGAAACCTTTTCTATCTGGATGGTCAGGATAGGATGATGGATGTCGGTTTTTATCGATATCTATACCAAAGGAATCCGGGCCTGCTCCGGGAGGTCAACGGCGGTGTCGAGGCGAGACCGGACGGCTTGTTTTTGGCTCGTGGGAGGTATGATGATTTCGTGTCATTCCAATCCGGTTTATATGAGAAGGTAGGTGAGACGGTTGATGGTGCGATATACAGGTTCGTTGATGATCTTATATACTCCGATCCATCATCATATCAAGAAAACATGGTACGAAGGATGGGTGACGTTACGGTAAGGAGTGACGATAACCGTCTATCAAGGGTAGAGGATAATCCCTCATCCAGTAAGATAGTTAATGAATATACCGCTAATACAAATAAGTTGATGCGAGAGGTGACTTGCCAGACTTAGTTGGCATTTTTGACGCTTCATAGCCCCGGCCAACGCCAGCAACTCCACGTCCCCTTCCCGGTTCACCACCGGTGACGTATCTTATTGGGTTAGAAGATTCTGTTTTTCTAACCCAAATTTCTTTATATTCCTAGCGGCAAGAAGATCCCTGTCATTTACGGCCCCGCAAGAAGGGCAAGTCCAGATACGATCGGATAATTTAAGATCTCGATGTATGTATCCACATTCGCACATCTTGGAGCTAGGTTCAAATCTTCCTATCCGAATCAAATTCACGCCCTTCCAATCCGACTTATAGCTTAATATTCTAAAGAACTCGCTCCATGAGCATGAAGCTATGCTATTAGCCATCCTATGGTTCTTCATCATTCCCTCCACGTTAAGATCCTCAATAATCACGGTTTGGTTCTCGCCTAGGATATTGTTGACAACATGGTGTAGGAAGTTATGTCTTTGATTCGATATATGCTCGTATGCCTTAGCTACGGCTAATCTAGCTTTTTCTCTTCTTCGGCTTCCTTTTTGTTTGCGAGTTAATCTACGTTGTAAGCATCTTAATCGTGCGGAAGACCTTTCCAGATATTTCGGATTCTCGAAAACCGAACCGTTCGATAAGGTCGCGAATGTCTTTATCCCTACATCGATACCTACAGTTGTATCCGGATTTATAGGTGACTTGCTTGGTAATTTAAGGCCGTTATCTACAAGAATACTGACATAGTACTTGTTTGTCGATGATTTTGATACGGTAACAGTTCCTACCTTACCTTTAAACACTTGGTTTGAGTAAAATCTTACCCATCCTAATTTCGGTAGTTTGATCCTATTGTTATCGAAATCAATATGAACATTGAGGATATTCTTGAACGATTTCCTTGATCCTCGCTTTGACTTGAATTTCGGGAAGCCTTTCTTTTCCCTAAAAAAATTTGGTAAAAGCCTGATCGAGATTTCTTATCGACTGCTGTAGGCATTCGTTGGATACCTCATTGAGCCAAGTATATTCCTCTTTCTTTTTTAGATCGGTCAGTTTCTTGCATAGATCAACTGCGGTAAGCGATTTTTTATCATCTTGATACGCTTCGATTTTCGTCTGCAAAGCCCAGTTATAGATAAATCGGGTTGATCCGAAAGTTTTCTCCATTAGCGAGATTTGTTCGGATGTAGGATTTAGTCTATATTTATAAGCTTTTAGCATACTACTCTACTGTCTTTTGATGCAAAGATATGATATAAAAAGTAATTATACGTCATTTTATTTATATTGTACAACATAGTAGTGTGAAATTGTATATATGATCACTTCGTCTTTCTTGTACATTTAAGATTTTTTTGTCTCGCATCGATCGTTATTAATCCCATTTACAAGACATTAAGTACTTTGATGATGACACATATCACGATCTTAGGGCTGTTAATTTTTGAACTTTGTAACGCCCGCCATCAGGTGGGTTTATTATTAATTCAAAAATAAATAGACATGGGTACAAGTGGAGACAAAAATCGTGCTGTTAGACGGCATGGGTTCCGGGAGCGGTAGCGCCGCTAACGGTTTATTATCTATGATTCCGGGTATGTTTACCAGCCTTTTGGGTGGAAATAAGATGGATCCGAATCTAGTCGCGGCGTTGATGAACGGCCGTAACAACCAAGACCAGTTCGGAGGAGCCAACGGCTGGTGGTTGTGGATCATCGTCCTGTTCTGGCTATGGGGAGGACGTGGCTTCGGAAATGGCTTTGGCAATGGCAATGAATGTTGCGCTAACGGTCTTCCAGCTCAATTGAACAACGACTATGGCCGTGAGTTACTGATGCAGGCTATCCAAGGCAACAGAAGCGCTATTGATCAGATCTCTAACGCCCTTAACTGTTCTACCTCTCAATTACAAAACGCTATCTGTAACGTTCAGGGAGCTATTGATAAGGTGGCCGGTCAGGTAGGTATGACTTCTCAGGCCGTTATCAACGCCGTACAGCAACAAGGATGTGAGATCGGTAACCAAATCAGCTCTTGCTGCTGCAACTTACAAAGCGCTATGGCTAGCGGATTCAACAACATCCAACATTCGTTAGACACCGTAGGATGTAATATCCAGAACGCTATAACTCGCCAGGGATATGAGAATCAGTTGGCTATCACCGGTCAGACGAACGTATTGCAAAACAATTTGACTAACGGCTTCAATAACGTTATTCAATCCAACCAAGCCCAGACTCAGGCTTTGGCCGCTAAGATAGATCTTCAAACTCAAATCATCAATGACAAGTTCTGTCAGCTTGAGATGCGTGAGATGCAGAATACTATCCAACAGCTTCGTGAGGAGAAACAGGCTTTGGCTACTTCCGCCATCACCCAACAACAGACACAGAACATTGTTAGTCAGTTAGCTCCAAAGGCACCGATTCCGGCTTACGTCGTACAGAACCCGGGTTGTTGCTATACTCCTACCGTAAGGGTAGCTAACGAATGTGGATGCGCTTGCGGCACTACTAACGCCGTATTATAAGAAAGGGGGACAATATGGCTGATTTCAGAGGATATATGATCGGTTCATTCGCCTCCTCCCGTCTTGACAGGGGAGGCATCCCGGTAGTAGCCACTACTGGAAAGGTATCTGACGCTTCTGCGGCCGAACCTACGGTTGATTTTGGCATCAATCCGTGTCAGTGGAACTCACTACCTCCGGAAGGAATATTGTTATGGAAAGTCCGTCATCCGGTGACGGAGACAGAGGCTAGTTATCCCGCCACGATCGTTCTTCCGTCTGGCTTATCCACTACCACTCCTGTTACGGTATCCAACGCCGGGGTTATCGTCAACAAGACACCTATAGTGGATAAGGTTGGGGCACATATGACAGGGCAGGATATTACGACTCCCGTGGCTTCTGGTGATCCTATAGTAGGAGCCTACACCGAGCATCTTGTGTATTATAACAAATGCACCGGGGTATTTAGGATGTTAGGTCATACGGCTACGGCGGCTACCGCCCCTAGCGCATGAATTTACTAAGAAAGAACAGGGAGGGTAACCTCCCTCCCATTTAAAAAGATCGTTATTATGTTTAAGGATTTAAAGAAAGGATATCAGGTTTATACGTTGGACACCTCAGGGGTTCCTAAATTCTTTATGGGTACGGTGGTTAACGTCTCGGAGCCTAGGTTCGCCCAGTCCCAGTTAGGTCAGTATCAGCAGTTGCAAGATCGGGTTATGGATCTTACTATAGAGGTGGACGGGAAGTCCATGACATACGTAGTTCCAGAGAACCAGAACGTGGCTATGGCCAACGGCATTACGCTAGCCTGCTCCGTGGATCCGATAATGAACCACCTGAACGCCATGAAACGAACCAGTACGGATATCGTGAATAGCGTGGATAAGAATAAGGAGATCATAGAGGCATGCGACAGTATCTTGGAGGATATCAATCCTACTTTTAAGCAGACTAAGGATCAAGACCGAAAGATTAAGAATCTTGAGGAGAAGGTCGATAGGATGGGGTCTTCTTTCGATGAGTTAAAAGAGTTGTTAATTAAAAAATTAGGTTAAGATGAGAGTTATAGATTTAGGCAACGGCCAAGAGGAATATGATGATGAGATCTATGATCGCAGAGGCGGCCGTGGACGTAGCAGACGTTCAGATGGGACTTACATGGGTTATGGTGGTGGAATATATGACCATTATGGCAAGGAGCATGACGGTAGGATGGATGAGCTAGAACGCCGTGAGCGTGATCTCGAAAGGCGCGAGAGGGAGCTGGAACGTGATGAGCGTGAGCTTGAGAAACGTGAGAGACTCCATGAACGAGAGGATGAGATGTATCGCAGGGGATGGTTCGGTGAACGTGGCATCCGTGACGAGTACGAAGGTACCGAACCGTATATGCGCAGGGGACGTAGGAGTCGTTACTACTGAGGAGCAGACGCTGACGACCCGGATTATAAGCGGTATATAGACACCCATGGATATCACTTTTCCAAGGAGTTGGCTAGGGAGGCCGCTGATAAGATGCTTAACGCCGATGGGTCCAAGAGAAGATGGACGATGGAGGACGCTAAGCAGATGTTCGATAAATGCGGGGCCAAGAAACCTGATAACGCCACTTGGGGAGATGTCCAATATCTGTTCGCTATGTTTTATAGCGACTACTTTCCTAAGGTATTGGACTGCGACCAGAAAATAGTCAAGGCTGTCTTGGCTTATCTGGAAGACCCTGACGCTCCGGAAGGGACGGCGTTCGTAAGGTATCTGGCGGTGCGGTGCTTTGTCGGTGACACAATCAAATGGAGTGAGATGATATGATTTGATACAACGTTGGAGAACCCTGTCGGCGATAGAATACCGATGGGGTTTCTTTTTTGTTAAGTATCTTATTATCGTTACATTTGTCAGGAGTAGGTTTTTTTGTTCATAGGTAGGGCGGGCGGGAATGAAAAAAGGATATCCTCACGGACACCCTTCCCCTTGGTTGAAAATCACTTAAAACATTATGAGTTACTACTACACCGCAAATATAGATAAATAAACGTGAATAGCAATGGGTAAGGGGTATTATTGGATAGAACCTGTGGATCGGACGTTAAATGATTTTCAGTTTTATAAGGCACGTATCGTGGGTGATACTGAATATGACGAAAAACATCATCGTGTTATATTGAGGACTGATAAGTATTTCCCTGTCGGGAGTATCTTCCATGTCCTTAACGATAAGGAGATGTTTGTTATTGAACGTAAATTCAAGATCTGGGGTAATAAGTATGTCATAAGACCTTGTGAGGGTGAATGGAAATGGGAGTCTGTCCAAAAACTTAAAGACAAGGCTATTGTATTCCGTACCGGATTCCTGCATGGGGACGGTAGCTTCTAACACCTACCCGCATCTACCCCCCCTCGATTTCTTGGTGTTTATGCATATGGCTATATTTGAGCGAAAAAAATAATTATGATATGGCAGATTTTCAAGGTAAATACAATGGTGATCAGATAGAGCGGCTTTTGGATAAGGCTAACGATATTGATCTTTCCAAATACGCTCTTAAGACGGACAACGCCCCTACCGCCACGAAATTACAGGCGGCTAGGACTATAGCGCTGTCCGGTGCCGTGACCGGTAGCGCCTCATCGGACTTCGGGAGTAATATTACTATCTCCACGACATTGGCGAACTTCGACGCCTCTAAGATCACGTCCGGTACTATCGATATAGACAGGTTGCCTAAGGCGGCCTTAGAGAGAATGGTCGTGGTGGCTGATGATACGGCAAGGTTTAAGCTTACTACAGCCACGGCTCAGGTCGGGGACACGGTTAAGGTGACGGCCACGAATAAGATGTATCTGGTCAAGGATGATAGTAAGTTGAATACTGAGGCCGGTTACGAGCCTTATACGGCAAGTTCGGCGTCATCTGTGCCATGGTCTGGAGTGACCGGCAAACCTAGCACCTTCGCTCCACCTACGGCGGCGGCCTCCACCTTAGGTGGCGTAAAGGTAGGATACACGACTTCTGGCAAGAACTATAAGTTACAGGTTGACGCTTCTGGTAACGCTTTTGTTAATGTCCCATGGACAGATAATAATACGACCTATAATCAGGCCACGGCTGACACTTTAGGATTGGTTAAGATCGGTTATACCTCTAGTGGGAAGAACTACGCCGTATCCTTGGATGCTAATGGTAAGATGTATGTGAATGTTCCTTGGACTGACAATAACACGACTTATGCCCAAGCCACGAGCGACAAGTTGGGTCTTGTTAAGATCGGATACTCTGCCAATGGCAAGAACTATCCCGTTGCTCTTGACGGTAGTGGTAAGGCGTATGTGAACGTCCCGTGGACGGATACCAACACCACGTATTCCAATATGGGGGCGGCTACCTCCTCCGCCGCCGGGGAAGCCGGTCTGGTCCCTGCTCCTGCCGCTGGTAAGCAGACGTCTTTTCTTCGTGGCGATGGAACATGGGTCGTGCCTACCAACACCACGTACGGGTTGGCCTCCACTACCGCCAACGGCTTATTGAGACAGCTTAATGGCAGCACCTCTAGTTTCATGCGTGGAGATGGTACATGGGCTACCCCTCCTAACACGACATATGCCGTGGCCAACGAATCCACTAATGGATTGATGGCGGCCGCCGATAAGAAGACCATGAACAGGCTTATAGGGGTTAATACGGTCACGACATTAGCCAGCTTACCTATCTCTAAAAGAAGCATCACGGCCACGCTATCAGCGGCTACCACCCTATCCGTGGCGTCAGGTATGCAGATAGGAGAGGAGCTGATGATCAGGTGTGTCCCGTCTGCGGTCTTTACTCAAGCCATACCAAATTCAGGAGCTTATGTAAGCATGAGTGGTACTTCTATAACCACTACGGCTAACAAGCCTTTCGAGATAAATATCTGGTGTTACGCTTCAGACAAGTATAGTATCGCTGTTAAAGAACAAGATTAAAGAATAGATTATGGCATATACATATATAAACAGGGAAATATATCCCAATATGTTGGTTTTAGACGAACCTCTTGATGATAATTACGCTAAGGGTAATAGTTATGATGATTATATTAATGGCAATCCGATTCCATGGATAGAGCTGGGACAAGAACAACTTTCGTTCAAGGAAGCTAATCCTAAAGCCACGGTTAAGGAGATCATTGAGGCTAGATTAGATGAGTCAAGGGTTCTTAACGAGGAGGAATCGGCTAAATATGAGGAGCTGAGATCTTATGAGACTGAAAATCTCCATGAGTTTTTCTTGGATGATCAAGATATTTATATTCCTGAATATGACAGACGTAGCGCTTTGGCTGATGGGGCTATAGTCGGTAAGATAACGATTATGGGTCTGGAGTTCGATATGACGGAAGGCAAGATCTTGATCGGGATGATGGATAAGTACGATAACGATCTGACAACGGCGTTAGGGGACAAGCAAAAGCAGATCAGTATAGCCACTACCGTAGAACAGGTGAGAGCTGTCGATGTTCAGTCCGGCTATCCTGATAAGGTAAGTGTTACCACGGCGTACATCCAGCAACAGGCGAAGGAGAAGGATGCTCTCGATCCTCAAAAAGTAGCTGTCGAGTTTTCTAGGATGTTGGTTAATGACAAATCTTTATCCTTATCATCCAACGAGAAATTGGATGTTAAGGTCCTATTTCCTATATGGGGACAAGAAGGAGCGGAGTTCGGGCTATCCGTGGATACCGGATTTTGTCTTAGGGTAGTTAAGGAGGATACGGATATCCTTTACGAGGTTATCCAGCCTCATACGTTATCGTCAGAATGGGAGCCTGGACTCAGTACGGCCTCCTTATATAAGGTTGTTGACAAGGAGCATGCCGGGACTATAGGTGATCCTATCCCTTATTTCCCTCCTATGGAGATATTTAAGGATAAATATTACATTCAGAACGCTGACGTGTATAAATGCACAAGGGATAGTGGAACTCCTCTTAGTCATAATTTAAAGGACTTAGTAGGGTTGTATGTTGAGGTTGTACAGGGCTAGTCGTATCTACCCCCCCCCTATATTTGGCTTGTGATATGATACAAGTTATTTTTGGCATAATAAAATGACATTTATAAATAAATAGATTATGGCTTCACAAAAATTTGGTTTCGTGACCGTCAACCCGGTATCAGGATCAGGAGATCAGGCGGTTAATTTCTCCGGTGAGAAACACACCGGTCGTCTTCAACGCACTATCAACCTTACGGTCACCACGAACGGCGGGGCTAAGAAGGCGTTGGTAGTTAATCAGGCAGCGGCTGCTGAGGTGGTAAGATCAGACAGCCCTAACGCTTCCGTACAAAAGACAGGTGGTAATGTTACCATCACCGGTAAGTCTAACAGTACTAAGCTTACATTTTCGGTCACGCCGGCTAAGGAGAACGGGCTTACGTTACAGCTCCCGGCTGACTACACGGCGGCTGGAAAGACTACGGCTAACGGAGCGGTTATCGCCGACGACCCCGGAGCCGCTGGCGAGTTCGTTTGGAGCATCACGATCTCGAACGTACCGGCCAACGTCACGATCGATGAACTGACGGCTACATTGAAAGTAACCGCCGCTGGTGGTCAGGCAGCCAACGTGACGGTAACGCAAGCCGCTGGAGACTCTACTATCGAGCTTGACAAGGAGACTATTAACTTGGATGTAAATGGTACTCAACAGACGGTTAACGTAACATCTAATGACAGCTGGACATGGGCGCAAGCTGCGGCTAGGACCGTATTGAAGATGATGAGACGATAATCGTATTAATACCATGTGCTAGAACCCCGATCGACTAAAGCCGGTTGGGGTTCTCTTGTTTTATTATCTTTGTGGGTAGATGATAATTAAAAGACATAATTATGAGTGATTTGAATATTAATTGGAAGGACGGGGTAGGCGAGGTAACGGACCAGCCTCTGACCGTCAGCCCGGGGTCCGGGACCGGTAACGCCGCCGTTTCTTTTGGCTCGGTAATGAACAAAGGTCTTGACCGTACCCTTGAGTTGGAGATAACAACCCCCAAAGGCGTTAAAAAGACGCTTGCGGTGAATCAGGAGGGATGTAGGCAAGCTTATATCACGAGCGACGGGAAACGGTGGCTGACTAGCGACAATCGGGTGTATGGGGTGTTGAAGAGTGACGCTCCGTGTCAGTGCAACGGTACTTGCCTTATTTCTTATGTCCGTCCTGATGGAAGCATAACGGACGCACCTTCCGATAATTGTATAGGCGTTGTCCTTAACGCTCAAGGTAAGAGATTTATGATTGAGAAATATGAGGATCTTAATGAAAGCTATGTAACAGCCGGAGCCGGGAAGGACAGCACTTCCATTTTTTATTGGGGTGGATATGGTACGGATCAGACCGGCATTACAAATTATGACAAAGTAGATGGAAGTAATATTAGAGGTTACCTAAACACGGAGTCGGGTTCATACAATGGTACCCCTAACCTTTCGGCAAATATTACTGCTTGGACAAGCGGGGCTTTATCTGATTGGAATGGAAAATCCAATTCAGAGATATTAAAAGGAATAACTACCGGTGGTGGGTCTTATACTTCCTATGCGACAATTGGCCATGTGCTTAATACGTTCTTAGCTAGTGCTGACGCTAAAGGATATGATGATTGGTATATCCCATCATGCGCTCAACTTGCGTTAATATTTATGAACTTGACGAGTGTCAATAACGCATTATCGGCTATTGGTGGACAACAACTCAGTCCATCCAAAGCCTATTGGGTTAGCTCAGAGTTTGACTCCAACAGCGGGCATCGCGTGTACTTCAAAGATGGCAGCGTGAACGGCAGCAGTAAGGGCAGCCGTTATAGTGTGCGGTTCATCAGGGACATTTAACCATGGAACTGCTTTGTTTTTACAAAATTTGTAATTACATTTGTGGCGCATGTCCATCACCATGCTTTTCGTCGCTAATTTATTATAAGGGGATACAGATCTGTGATGGGGTCGTATTCCCCGTTTTTTTAGATATGGATAAGATAGATGTTTTCGATGTTCAGATTCCTGATGGGAGACAAATCCGTTGTATATCGTATAATAAGGTTACTTATTTTGATCTTGACGATATATGTAAGTTATGTTTTGACTCATATGACCTACATGATGTGGCTGACACTAAGGTCATGAGCGAGTTCCTGCACCGTGAGGGTGGTCGTTATTGGACTACGATAGATGGCGTAAGGCAGTTGTATCGTAGGATTGAGTGTAAGATGTGTTTTGAGGTTATAGAAAAATTAAAGGGATTATGAGAGAAAAGAAATTTGATTTCGTGATATATCCGTTGGATTTGATTATCACGGTTGGATTAGATTATAAGACGTTGTGTGATCGTTTCGAGAATATGGAACCTGAACACGAGGGGAAATGGGGAGATGAAGATGATATGGATAAGGAGGCGTCTTTCGTGAATTTGGTAAGGGATAGGGACGATGATGATAAATTTGCCATACTTTGGAATTTTTCGAGCGACGATGATTTAATAATGAGAAATATATGTCACGAGTCATTCCATATAGCAATGAGCGTATGCCAATTTTGCAACATGTCTCTTGGATTTAAGGTTGGAGAGGATGAACACGCAGCGTATATAGCCGGCTTCGCTGGTGATTGCGTTAGTGAGTTCATCAATAGCAAGAATACGGATTAAGTCATAAATTCTATAAGGAATATAAGAATATCAGCCTCCGCTTATTTGTGGGGGCTTTTTGTTTATCTTTGTCAAAAACATGAAGTTATGTCAAGTTGCGTAATTAAAAGAAATAGTAAGGGTAAGATAACCCGTGTCTTGACCCCTTCCGGAGAGGTATCCACCTTGTTCGATAAGATAGCGGGTATAGCAGCCGTAAGTGATCTTGATAAGGCGGCTGAGGCTTATATGACTATTTATAACGATAAGTTTAGGTCTAAGTTCGGGAACTGGACGAGATCCGTACCAAGGAATAAGGAGGCCGCCAGATCCATAAGTGCCAAACTTAACGCTAGCGAGTGGGGGCAGCTTATGTCAGCCAAGGTCTTGTCCGCCATAAGCGATATGGATGCCCCGGCGTTGGCCAGAAGTCTCTGGAATAGCGACAATGTCGTGGCTTATCTTACCTCCGGAGAGGTAGGTGATGTCAATGATATGGCTGTGGTAGATACGTCTACGGTACAGGAGGTGGATCTGGATTCCATAAACGAGGATAATATTGGCGATACGATACTGAAAGAGGCGTCATGGGATGATATAAGGGCTATCAGGGAGAATATAGATATTAGGGAGACAGCCCGTATGTTATGGAAGGCCGTGGAAAGCGCTTTTACCGGGCAACGGCCTAATATCAGGGTGAAGGGTGGAAATATAGATGGGGAGATCATATTTTCTGGTAATGTCTTGCCGTTAAATAATATTGAGAATTATACTCCTCCATCTTCAAGACTGGTATATGATTCCGGTGAGCCTCGCCTGTTCTTTAGATCGGATGACGGCAAGATACACGACTCTTACGCCAACGCCATAAAAGGATCGTCCGGTGGGCGGGTCGAGGCCGGGTTCTTGGCCGGCAGTGTCGAGGAGAGCGACGTCCCGTCCGGTACGGCTGACATCTCCTTTGGCTCTTCCTCCATAACCCTCAATAACAGTGAGTCATTTATCCCGGTCCTTGGTATTAGCTCAAACTCAGATATAAGTACTCGTGGAGGGTTTATTAATTACCTTATCAAGAAAGGTATGTTGAGTGGGGAACGTATAAGACTAGGGGATAGATATTATCTTACTGGAGCCGGCAATTCTGATGGTCTTAAGATCTATAACGCTATGAATGCCTTATCCAGCCTCAGGAATAGGTTTGGAAGTCAATCCTCTGAGATGAACGTATTGGGTTCTATAGGTTTTGATACGGAGGTAAGTAATGATCTTGATCTTATCACTACGTCCGGGGAGAAGGTTACGGTAAGCAGACCGGAGATCAAGGGTATGTTAAGGCAAGGTAAGTTCGAGGAGCTTAATAATAAGTATGATGGATTCATGGAGCTAGCCTTGTCGTTGATGATGGAGGATAACGCTTTGTACGGGAGTAACGTCCGTGGGGTTATCGAGAATGAGAAGGCGGAAGATCTCCAGAATAGGACTGATATCACCAATATCTTATCCACGTTAGGCATCCGTGTGATGGGTATGTCTGAGTATATGGATAAGTATAAGATGCGTAATGGCGTGGATCCTTCGGCTAGGGCCTTGTCTGACATGGCTAATGGGGTTATCGCTTTGGCTGAGGGGGCTACGGTAGAGGATCTCAATGAGGAGGTGGCTCATTTCTTGATCGATACTTATCGTAACCAGCAGGAGATTGATGAGGTGCTGGATTCTGTTGTTGGTACGTCGTTATGGAATCAGTTCGCTGGTCGTTACTATGAGGTGTATGGGAAGGAATACCAAGGAGAGGAGTTGGATCGGATGGTGAAGCGGGAGATCCTAGGCAAGACGTTGGCCCAGCGGTTCGTTCCGGGCATGGAACAGGCGGTAGAGGATCTGACCTCGTCCGAGGACGCCCAGCTCTCCTTGTTTGGCAGGATGGTACGAGCTATACGTAATTTCTTCTCTAGCCAAAGATCGGATTTAAATAAGGTACTTGATAGGATAAAGGAGTCGGCGTTAGCTGATGATCCAAGCGCCTTTGACGTGCTTCTGCTAAAGGATAGCAATCATCTCATGTATTCGTTATCGGACGTTGACGTGGCTAATAAGTTGATCAATAACGGTAGGTCATTGGAAAGGCTATACACTAGATTGCAGAGGATGAGGTCAAGCCAAAGCCAGAGGATCGGTGAGAGTATCTCCCTTCTTCGTGATATAGGCGAGAAGGTAAGACAAGTTGGGGGCGAGCTTAATAAAAACAACAACCTGCTATCCACCAAGAGCGTTATAGCTACAGCCAAGGCCGAGGTAGAGTATTTGGTTACGGTTGCCAGTAGCTTGCGTAAGAGCGGAAAAGGATTGGATTATGAGACGATACAGGTTATCGATAACGTATATGGGGAGATAGTGCCATTGATCAGGAATCTGCGTGGATTCGTCAATAATCAGGCGGCTGATTATTATGGCAGCAATAAGGTTGGCATGGTAGAGGATATGGATGATATATTGCGGATGGCTGAGACATCTATGTCTGATATAAACGCCCTCCGTAGTGATCGTAACGAGGATTGGCTGGATGGACAGCTTCGGATGTTTAATATCCCGGAAAGGTATTGGGATGGGATAAAGAAGTTGATAAATAACATCCATAAGGATATCAATGTCATGTCCCGATTCTTTGGCACACTGGAGCATAGTGGTAACGCTATCTTAGGCATGTTAGGGCAACGTCTTGCCAAGGCTTATAACGATGCTCATGTTGAGGGCGTGGCTAATATCAATAAGATGACTAAGATGATGAAAGAGCGTGGATGGGGGATAAAGGATAATGAGGATCTTATACAGAAGATAAACGGTAAGAACTCTGATTACCTTGACTCGTCCCGTGATTTCGCCAAATACGATTTACTGTATCGGACAGAGCAGGCGAAAGCTATTATTGATATATATGATCTTAAAAAGGTTACGGGTAAGACCGAGAAACAACTTATCGACACACTTTTATCTGATAAGGGGCTTAAGGTCAAGACTCGTGATGATATCGTAGGATATGATGGGGATAAGCCTATTACGAAGGAGGTATATCATGTATTCAAACCTACCATCCAGAATTTTGATATTTCGGACATGACGTTCGAGGATCAGCAACGATATCTCGACGCGATAAATAGGTGGTTGGATGAGAACCGAGAGAAACCTATGGTGCAGGCTTATTACGATAAGATCGAGAAAGTTGATAAGAAGGTCGAGGAAAGACTGGGTCGTAGGGTATCGCAAGCCACGTCCGATTTCATGACCCGTATCCGTAGAAGCCGGTATGTTGCTATGGATAAGTTCATTAAGAACAAGAAGGTTGATTGGGCCGCTTTCCAATCTGACCCTATAGCTTGGAGATCTTATCTGGATATCCTTCGTGACAGGGCTATAGCCAAGAGCGAGTGGTATTCTGACGGGACGCCAAAGGAAGAGGGGTCCGAGGCGTTGATGATGTCAGAGGAGATCAAGGCTTGGGATGAGGCATGGGCCGAGGAGTTCGGGAATACCAACGAGGGTCGCAAGGCTTCCGCCGAGTTTAAGGAGATACTGCGTGGGATAGAGCGGTCTGAGGGCGGTAAGGCGGCGTTCGAGTTCCTGCTGGCTGGCGGTCATCTTGGTTTCTCTAAGGATATGTGGGGATCCGAGGAGGGTGATTATTACGAGAATCTGGTTGATAAGATCACGGAGCAATCTGCATCATCATCAAGGATAGAGAAGGTAGAGGAGGCGATGGCAACAATAAATGAGATCAACGATCAGTTAAGACCTTTGCTTATTCAGTACCGGGACAGTACCAGATATGGCGAGTATGATTTCGATCGTCTTCGTGGGTCATCGTCATTAAGGAAGATAAACGAGCTATACGACCGTCTGGCCGAGGCCAAGAGCGTTATTAACGCCGCCGCTTCCGCTGAGGATATTGAGATGGATATGCCTGATACGGTGGAGAGTGGAGTCACGGATTCTTACCGTAACGCTTTAAGGGATGCCATGGCATACGACAAGGGCATGGATGAGATTAAATTCGCCAAGGAGTATATGTCTGCCCGCTCCCGGAGTCAGGTGGATAGGATGGCCGCTAAGCTATCTAGGAAGAACCCGTCATGGACGACCGTGGAGACAACGTTCCTTAGAAAAAAATACGGTCCTGATTTCAGTGATAAGCTGGCTAATGATATAGCTATGGGTAAGGCTAATAGTATACTTATTGAGTACGCCAGAACCCGACTATATCCTTATATGAGAAAATACTCTCCCAAAGGGTATTCTGATTTTGTCAGGAAGATAAATAACGGCACGTATAAGGTTTCGGACTTTTTTGACGCCATGGAAAGCGGTATATCCAAAGAAGAAAGCGTGTCCCGTTTCGGGTTCGATATTAATATGATCGACCTGACGATCAACAACCAGTGGCTTGATGAGGCCGACGCCGAGAGTTCTTTCCGTAATCCTAATTATAATCCCGATCTGGGTTATGGGTATCATACGCCTAGGTTCGATAAGTACAAGAACGAGGCTTTTTTCAAGAAATACGGTATTACCAACGAAGGGGAGGAAGCTACGATCAATAAGGATAAGTGGGAAATGAGGAAGGAATTGCTTAACATAAGCCGTAAGGCTATGGAGGATTATGACGAGCGGTTCAGGAACATCTACCAGATACCACAAATATCCAAGGGCGGCGTGGAGAGGATGGTGCAGGCCGGTATCGATCCCAAGGCGGCCATCGGCAACGCCGTACGTGATATTGTTGGCGAGAGGGTGGATGACCCTATACACGGTCAGGGGCAAGACCTAGGAGAGCTTGATGAGAACGATAACAAATATCGCATGATCCCCAAGTACTATCTAAGTAAGCTAGAGAATGCCGATGACGTATCTCATGATTTTGCGTACTCCTATTCTATGCTATCCCTTCAGGCGGCATCTTATAAGTATAAGAGAGCTGCTTTGGATGATGTTATGGGATATAGGAATATGATGCTTGAGACACAATATGATGGGGGAAAGAATCCAGAAGCCACTCATGCCTACAGGATGTTTCAGGACTGGGTTAACGCCAGTATCTATGACGTCAGGATAAACAATAAGCGGGCGGAATGGAATATAGGTAATTATAAGGTCGATCTTAATAAGCTGGCCCTTATGTTTACCAAATTTGTGTCCAAATCCAACTTAGGCTTCTCCCCGTTCGTGGCGGCTACCGGTGCCCTTACCGGGCAGGCCAACTTCCTTTTGGAGGGTATGGTAGGGCAGTATATAAGCAAGGACTCCATGAAATACGCCTACGGGGAAGCTCAGAAGCAATTAAGTACGTACGTGTCGGAGATCGGGGATATAAACCGTACCAACAAATTATATGTCGTTGGAGAGGCTCTAGGCGTATTCAATGTCCGCAACCGTGTACGATCGGCGGCGTATAACAAGATCTGGAGAACCTTATTCCGGGACCTGCCGTTTAAGATGATGGAGGTTCTTAACTCCCCGTTGGATCCGCAGGTCATTATCTCGGTCATGGATGATACCCGCCTATACGAGGGTCAGTTCTGGTCATACTCCAATTTCAAGGAGATGATGATGAAGGACAGGAATATGTCCGCTAACGAGGCTAAACGCGATTGGGAGCGTTTAAGGGATTATTCTATGTGGAACATGGTAGATGTCAAGGATGGGAAGATCGTGGCTAAGAACGAGGCTAACAGGGACATTATAGACCGATACATACCTACATTATCTAGTAGGGTCAGAAGTATGGTGCAGATCTGCGACGGCGCTCTGAACGAGCAGAACCGGGTGGGGGCTAGCCGGAACGCTATCCTTAATATGGTGCTGCCTCATCGTGGATGGTTTATATTGGCCGTGCAGCGGGCATATAAGAAAGCCGGTTTCAATTTTCAGACCAACCAATTCGAGGAAGGATATATGAGAACGTTATGGAGACTGGCCGGGAATGTCTATGGCTCGATGTCCGAGGGCAGGATGGGAGAGGCATATGACGTGCTTAAAGAAGAGTATGATAAACTTACCCCCTACGAGCAGATCAATATCAAGAGATCGATTATCAATATGGCGGTATTCGCTACCATGATAGCCATAGGACGGGCGTTGATGGGATATAGGGAGGATAATGAGGATAGTTGGTTCGGACAGTTCATTACCTATATCGGGTTCAGGACGATCAATGAGATCGCTTCCCAGACATCCCCGTTCATGGAGCTTAACGCCATAGACATGCTGCAGGATCCTCTGGTTACCGCCCGAAAGTTAGGTGATCTCACCGATCCTCGAAACTGGGATCCGTTCGCTACCGTCCAGACCGGCGTGTATAAGGGCGAGAGCAAGCTATGGAGGCAGCTCATGAAGTTCTCATTTGGTAAGCAATGGTATAATATCAAGACGGCTAGGGATATTAAGCAGACATCCGACTACTGGCTGATGACCAACGGCATGACGATGGGATTCTTCTTAGGAGGTAGGGATAAGGACGAGTCCGGTGAGGACGCTAATTGGTACTTTGACAGGGGAAGATAACCGATATAGTATGACAAAAAAAATAGCCAGTAGATTGCTTAAAACAATCATATTGGCTATTTTTGTATTCCCATCTATCCATCCCGGACGGATGGGAATAAATAATTATCAACTATGAATGCAAATGTAAGCATTTATCAGGATTCCGTGAAGGATAGTAGTGGAATTTTGACGTCCGAATCCAACGAAATAGGGTCTTTGAAAATTATCATGCCTGATAAATTGAATCAGTTGACAGCTCGATCGTCCTACATATGCCATATAGACGATTTCGTTAAAGGGAATAAAGATTATTATGGATTTGATATACAATCTGATAGAGAAATGGAATATGATTATGAACTAATCATAAACAAAATAAAACATATCAATAACAATACTGGTAAACATGAATATATATCAATATTTAATAATTCCCCTGTATTAGGTTTTATGTTATGTCAGATAGCTAATTTAAATGACCTTAGGATTCTTGGTGGATACAGATATAGCATAAGATTGAAAAATATATCAGAAAGGGATATTGTTATAGACTATATAAATAGTATTTTTATAACATATGATAATATATGTATCTATAAAGTTGATAATATTGATATTAGACGTGATATCCCTCGTGAATTTATCGATGATTTAAACGCTCTTTACAAAACTATTATTGATAACATTTTTGGATATAGATTTTCTATAAGAGTGGTGACTGGATATGATAATTGTATAGTAGACAATATTGAGGTGTTTGTCCCAGTCAAGTCAAATATGGATATATCAAATAATGTATCAAATATGTTTAGAAAATTTCTAAATGCTAAAAGAATTGATTTTTTTAATTTAATATCTGTTTTTGAATATTTTAACGATATTAATAATTTGAGCATAGGACATCTGATAACTAAGATATATAAAGATTTTGTCTATTTATATGATATGTCATTTGATATATTAGATAACAAGGTAGTATATACATATTTAGGATCAGGTAATATTGATGGTTATATTAAGATAGGTAAAACCAATAATATTGACAAAAGGGAAAATACGATAAGAACCGGTAATATAGATTTTAAGATAATAGCCTTTGTTGGCAGAGATATAGAAAATGAATTGCATAGCAAATTTGAGATAAAAAGGATGGAAAGAGAATGGTTTCATTTATCTGATAATGATATAGACAATATAATCAACGAGTATGGTTTTATTCGGGTAAGGAACAGCGTTAAAGATAAAAAGATATAGTTATATCATTGATACTTAATGTAATCCAAAAATGGATTTACATAATAATAGAAGGATAGGCGATTATCATCCTATCCTTCTTATTTTCGTTATCAGTTATTATATTTATACACAAAATCATCCACATCCATATACTCGCACCCGAAGTTTTCCGCCGTCTTCTTATCGGAGTCGGAGAACTGTCCTTCTTTTCCGGAAGCGTCCCCGATCATCAATATAGTATCCTTATAATAAATACTCCTCTATTTTCTTGGCCATGTCAATAAGCATTTCGCATTTAAGGTCGTTAAACTCCTTGCAAAACCTCATGTCTTCCTCATGCTTTTCCTCAGGTGATCTATTGTCGTTTATGCTATAACATGGTGACGAATACACGGGGATAGGTTTCATGGCCTCTATAGCCAATTTAATAGCCTTTTCTTTGATATCGCTCATACTATTTTCTTTTTGTGCCCAGATCATGCCGCTATGAAGGCAACGTGATATCACTATACACGTTATTCCAGTTCTCGTCAATGGCCAATTGATGTAATATCGACCTATATATCTGGTAGGTGTTGCCGATAAGTCTCTTCCTATTTATCTTATCCTTACTGCCTCCATCATACCCTATATGCTCAAAATCCTCAAGATCTGGGAACAACCTTCTTCTTATCGCTCGTGAGTTGTTGACTATAAAGCTTCTTATCCCCAGTGATTCCGTCCTATCCATATCATCTATCAACGTATCTGTTGTATGCTGTAGATCCATGTCACCCGCCGCAAATCTACTGATGTCTTCCACGCATTGTGAGATCAACATCAGTTGCTCCCTTGTCAATGTTATTTTATAAAGTTGCTTGTCGTTTATAACCATCTATTTATTCTTTATATTAATTACTTCCATTTTATACTTCTCTGGGTACTCTAGGCATGTGCATACTATTAAAATAGAATCATTCAACATGGTTGCTTTATTACCCCTATCATCTACATAAACAGTTTTATGATAATAATCAACATCTTCTTCTTCTTTATCCTTACATCCTATCATGATAAGAGATAGTATAATAATGCTTGCTTTAATCTTTGTCATAACAGTTCCATACCATTCTTGTATATCACGTCACCTTCTTTTCTATCGTCTATTTTATTAACTTCATTATCAATACGGTAAAGTTAAATATTGTACATACTATGGACATCCATAATGTTATACTTACCATAAATCCTAGGCTTTTAGGTATAGGATCCATTCTTCTGAATGTTAAGATCATGTATATAAATGTCTTTATGTTTATAATTTACGATGTTTTTCTATATAGTTAACTATCAAATCTTTAACTCCTTTTGGGACATCTACCAGTTTGAGATTACCTTGGAATATGTCCTTGCCGTACTCATCCATAATCTCTCCGAATGAAGGATTCATGACTCTTGTTGACATAGATATCGGTTGATCAGTGTCAAATTTGATAACGATCTTCTTTCCGCCGTTTATCGCCTTTTTAAAAGCCACGTAAAGCTTTCGGCCTTTTATTATATCACAATCTCCTTTCAGGATATTAGACATATGTATGACATGCTCTTTCTTCGCATCTCCGGGGTTGTCCATAAGCTTAAGATCTCCTCCGGTATCTCTCCATTTCCTGAAGCACGGGAAACATAGACCGTGATTTGCCTTGGCGTGTCTAGGTATCATCCTGCTGCTGCCGGCTGGGATCGTATCGCCACAGCAGATACACGTCCTATCCTTGTTGGTGCGCATCGGCACATAGCTCTTTATCGGGTATTCTTTTCTTTTATACATCTTCTTCTGTTTTCAAAATTATCATCACCATACTCATAATTAGGACAAGCTTTGTTGCTTGGACGCCTTACGTATGTTGTTTGTTTCCTATTATGTTTCCTGTTAGGGTTTATATAATGGTCGCACACCTGCCAAATAGAGCAACATACTTTCCCGTATCTTTTCGCCCAATCATTATCATGCAGATGTACGCATGTGCCGCAAGTTGGGTTCTTGAGCTTATCCCTGTTGTTATCTATAATATCTTTAATCTTATCGAGAATAACATACATATTCTCAATATCCATATCATTAAATTCATTTGGTACTGGGAGATACATTATTGAGCTTATATCTATATCTATTCCCTTTGACTTGTCGTAAGCCGATTTGTATTTCCTTACCATCAAATCTTTTAACTGATTTACCTTCTTCTCATATGTTCCCATGTCTCATTCGGTTTTCCATCCCTGTTTCCTTAATAAATCCACCATCATCCCTTTTATCTTAGGGCTAATGGCTTCGGTAAGTATATCAGCGGCCAAGTTAATAGAGAAGCTGGTCATCCTAGATTCTCCTATATACTTCTCGCTGGTAACTTCTTTCACATAGTCGTGAATATCCTTAATCATCTCATTTTGAGATCTTAGGAGATCCAGTATCTCATCGAGTTTATCATCCATCTTTTTTCTCAAATACACCTGACAATAACCAGACAATCACTATCAAAAAGAAAAATAACCCAAGAGCCTCATCCGGGTAATCATGCATCGCCTCTAAGATACTTCTCATAACTTAACATCCATTTTACCGATTATACGATAGAAAATATCCCTAGTCAGCTCAATATCATAAGTAGCGTCATGAAGCTTATTCTCGTCGATCTCAATACCCATAGTCCTGGCTACGGTCATCAACTTAAAGTTCTCCATATCGTTTCTTACACCCATCAGGAACGGTGTTACCATAACATATACATCCATACAGTTAGGATAGAACCATGATCCGAAATACTTATCCCCACATTGGGTAAATAAAGCCCGTAGGAAGTTGTTGTCGAATCCAGCGTTGTTATACCCCACCAAATACATTTTATCCCTCTTATCGAACTTATTCACGTATTTGGATAATATACCAACTAACTGCCTGTACCCTTCTTCCATAGGCTGATACGACTGCACTTGCTCCAAGGTAACACCAGCCACATCTAGCGCCTCTTGCTCTATCGTGGCGGCAGGGTTCGGGGCTAGGCGGATGTCGAACCTCTCGACCTCCTGCCCGTCGATATCCACGATCCCTCCTATTTGGTGTATCCCGTTTCTCCAGAACTTAACACCGGTTGTCTCTAAATCGAAAAATAGCAATTCGCTCATATCTATTGATTTTTTAAATGTTCCTTAATCTTCTCCAATGCCTCATAAGACAGATAGCTGTCTATAGTATTATCGCTATCTATTTCCAGCAACTCATTAAACAAGTCTTTAGCCAATGCTTTCCACTGCTCTCCCCAATCACGGAGATTCTCGACCTTTGACTGTATGTCTTCGAAATAAGAATCTACGTCTGATTTGATTGATTTTGAATAGTATTTAACATCCTTCTCATCCCCATCCATCATATAATCACATTGTGCCCTGATATCTTTTATATGACTGTCTATATCACTGCACATATAATCAACAGGTTTACGTATATTGAATATAGCTTCTGACGTAAGACCGGTTATATCTTGTATGTCTTTTAAATTACCCATGATTTAATCAATTAAATACCAACCATCCACCTGCAAATCCCATCCCAAAAACGAATAAGATTATAGATGTAAATAATATCCAATCTTTTGCGCTTAGCTCATTATTATCTCTCTTTATTTTCTCAAGATAATCATATATAGCTGTATAAACAGCATGGTGAATATTCTCGTCTCTAGCCCTTACGATATTATCATATTCATTATATCCTAGATTATGGGTGGAGCTTTCGATCCTCATATTCCCCGTAACCTTTTTATTTACATCGAAATCGAAACTAACCACTATATCGGTGGTTAGAGCGTTGGCGATTCTGCTTTTTATCTCATCATTACTGAGATTAGCATCGTGCACTAATCGCTCATAGTCTTTATCGTCAAGAATTATCTGTTTTTTAATGTTCATATCCCTAATATTTCTGCTACATAAACAAATCCATAACATATATAATTATCAGCGTCATGCTCACCCCAATTCACATGCCATACGACGGCGCACGGGAAATATAACGGCATGTCCTCAGCCATAGGATCCTCTTTGAGGTCATCGATGTTTATCTTCTCCCTCCACCTCCACAGGTCTTGGATATCGTTCAAAATTAATTTCTCCATAATTACGACGGATATTAGATGTTATCAATTCAATAGCCAAGCTGATCATAGCTCCCGCTTCAGTAAGTTGATTCATTTGGGCGTACATTCTATGCTCTGCGCTACGATAAGTCTCTCTACTACTTATGGTATCCAGTAAATCATCTATAGCGTTTCTAAGAAGATCGGTTATCCCATGCCCTCCTATGCCCTTGAAATAATAAATATCACGACCAGCGTAAAACATGTCCTGATATCTTTTAGCTACATACTCTATCCCGGATAGATGGTATTTCTCGTTGTCTATCTCCACCTCTCCTTCTTCTGTAGCTCTCAACAACTTCCAATCTATCTTTACATCAGCTTGACGATTTTTTACCTTTACATAGGCATATCCGCCATAATGAGAACCCAGCGTCCTCATCGTAAGTTCATTGACTTTTTGTTTGTCTCCATCCATAATAATCTGGTTTTTAATGTTGATACAAAGATATGATTTAAACAAAAATAAAAGCATGAATAATATTAAAATAATATTAATCATGCTTAAATATAAATATATCCCTTCTAGTTCTCACGGATATACGTATTCGTACTCATCTGGAGGAGATGTCTTATATTCAACATCGCACTCCATATTGGTGTAATAGTTATCCCCTTTTCTGTATACTAACGCTACCCAACAGTCATATTTTTTGCTGTATCCTATAAGAGGGACATTAGCCATAGGCGGATTATCCTCCGTTTTGTATCTTATTCTTGTTACTTGTTTCATGTTTTCATGGATATAAATACTCGTATTCTTCCGGTGGATATGTTTCAAATTCAGCATCATACTTCATGCAGGTGTAGTACTTATCCCCTCTCCTGTACATTACTTCCCACGGACAACTATATTTTTTGTTGTATCCTAAAAGAGGAACCCCTTCTATAGGAGGCTTATCTTTCGTTTTGTACCTTAATTTTGTTATTTGCTTTATGTTCATATAATCTTATGTTTAAGTAATTCCATCATCATCGAAAACAATGTGTCTACAAGAAGTTTCTCGCTACTCCAATACATAGGAATCTCATCTATATCTCTATACGTTACAGACCATGCATGTTTTAGCTTATAACATTCTAATGTACAACCCTCTATCTCATATGGGAGTAAATTCAGTAACGTCCCTACATCCCAAACAGGGTTGGATATATCCGGGGTAACGGCCTCGATCAGTCCTATACGACCAGCGTCATCCTCCATAGAATGTAATTGATCCAGATACTTGTCCCTGAAACCGCTGGCGGTGGAGATAGGGAGGCCGGCCTCGACCAGCACCCTCCCCTGTTCTTTTGTGGTGAATATTCTTTCCTTCATAATTTCATTTTCCTTTCTACCGTAACGATCGTATCATTATGCCATCCCCCATGAGCCACGAGAAGAATCTCCTGCTGCTCGAAGCCAAGCCCTGCCCCTATACCGCCGGAGTTCCACGCGCAGGTAATGACCACCCCGCCTTTCTTGGTGATCCTAGCTATCTCCTTCTTCTGTTTAGCCCAATAACTGGATTGTGTTGTTTGCATATTAACAGATTCTCCAAGCCTTTTATATGACTCGGACACCTGTCTAGCGGAATATGGTGGATCATATAGTACCATATCAGCTATATTATCATCAAGATGACACAAGAAGTCCGTGGCGTCTTTATGATACATAGCCTTAGTCTCAGGATCAAGATCGTTGGTTATCGTCCCTATATCGCTGTTTCTGGCGAATGGATCCACTATAACCATCCCCTCTTCTCGATATTTATCTATAAGTTCCCTTATCGGTTTTATGCTGAATGTCTCGCTGTTCGGCATTGACCATGTCTTGTTTATGATCATATCGTTGCAATTGTGTTCTCAAATTATTTGTTAAAAGTGTAATATAAATATAAATACATAAATTGAATAGGGCTATTCACCATGCCCTTATCAGTAGGATCATCGTATTTGTCAAGCCAAAGACGAAGCGCCTCCCAATCGATATCCTTACGGTCACATACCATGCAGGCTAGGTTAGCCCCGAACAGCTCCCCGTCGCCGCCCAGCGACTTGTTAAACCTCTTGGCTAGTCTTTCCTTGAATCCCTTGCTATACCATATCCCGGAGGTAGCGGCATAGCAATAATAAGCGTTGTACTTCATTTTCACGCCCATCTTCTCAAACAATGGTGTATGCCATATCCGATCTAAAAAGAACACTATTCCACGATATATGAAGGTTCGGAGATTTTTCCTATATTCTTTCCCCAAGAAATTATCCACACAAGATATAGTCCCACCTGAATAATACCAGTTATTGGCACCTCTCTTGACCTTATCCGTCATCTTGAACTTATTTTTCCTATCCTCTACCCTATCCCAAGGCTTTAATTTATCCTCATTAAATGTCGGGCAATAATGATAGTAATGATTGATCCACGAGAGGTAGGGGTTGTATATCGTATATCCATTGTCGCTGACATATGAGTTCATATCATACCCAAGTTTTTTGGCTAGAATAGATCCTTCATCAGCTAATACCTTCAATATCGGATTCAAGTTCCATATCTGGTCTTGACTGACGAACATCGAGTAGCATGGATCCTCATCCTCCCCATACCATCCTCCCATCCCGCTCACTATTTTATCCAAATCAAGTGAATAATCTTTTCCGGGTAAAAAATCATCTCTAATAAAAAAACCTCTATATGGGATCATATCATGTATGCCGGGTTGGTCGTCAAATATGAACTTAGCGTTCTCGGTCAATCTAATCAATGTTTGCAAGACAGAGGATATATCTATGGGTGCATATTCACACTTATAGACCTTATTATTTATCCAAAGATATTGAAGAAGCTCGGCTATATTAATAGTCCCGTCCTCCACATATCCTGTCTTGTTATCGAAATTTATTTTGGCTAGAGGTATATTACTTCCTTGTGGTTGATCACTTTTTTCATTACAACAATGCACGAACCTGTCAAAGAATATATCTTTCCAACCAAAATATTTATCCCTTATCGTCATAAGCCTATTTCTTGTCGTATAACGACATGACGTTAATAAGATCAGCTTTTCTGACCATCCCCTCAAGTTTATTAAAGCCATCCATGTTATCTCCGCTGACGATGATAGTAGGATATACCTCTATACCGTACTTGGATATTTCCTCCTCCGTGGCTTTGTTCTCCGGGATCTGGTTCAACGTAACCTCACCCTCATACTCCTGTAACGTGTTGGCGATAATATATCGCATGTAATCGCTGTACTCAGCGTCTTTCTTCGTGAAAAAATCAATTCTTACCATCTCAAATAGTTTTTAATCTGTTAATAATCAAATCAGCAGTAAATATAGCATTATCTATCTCATCTACACCCATCTTCCTCCCATCGAAACTGTTAGATAATAAATCCTTCACGATTTGATATCTTCTCAACTCCCAATCTATGTCTATATCAAACTTAAGATGCCTTACACGATCATAATTCAGCTCTTTATGATTCTTATCGAGGTATTTAACTGTCGAGAATGGGGTATCATCATCAATAGTGCGCTTGATCACATTAATGTATCTACCAGTCCTTTTGTCAATAGCTTTTAATTTCTCGTCTACTATTATTTCTCCTGATCCTTCCATTCTATTAACCCTTTGTTATGTTTATCGTAATATAATAACGCTATGGCGTTCCAGCAAATTTGTGCCAAATGCATCAGCCCTGTCTCCTTATCATATCTCTCGCCTTTCATGTACGCCGTCATATGGCGAAGTAAAGCCGCTCTATATCTCTCAAATCCATCAGGTATATTCTGCCATGAATTGTCGGCGTATTTCTTAGCCCCCTCCGTATATACCCTCACGATATCCTCTATCTCAGCCAAAGGAAGGAGATCCCACCGAAGCTTGCCGTCGGCCCGGTCGTCCTTGCCGCTGCCGTCTTTCCCTACAAGCGGTCCGCTTTCCACCACCGCGTCTCCTATTTTTGGCTTCCCGAAATTCATCGCCTCATCTGCCGTCTCATCATCAATAAGCCTTAACTTGATAGCCCTGCTTAACGAGACAACCATCTCCTCATTAACCCAAATAAATTTATATGTCTCATCAAATAACGGTTCTATTTTCATTATCCCCGTATTGTCGGCGGTTTCAAGTACCTCAAATACCTCACCATCATAAACGACTTTGTCGTATTTATTAAATTCCTCTTTCATTTTAAACTTCTTTATATTAATAAAACTCACTTAAATCTCTGCATTCTGGTGTCTCTCCTGTCATAGAGTAAAGCTCACCAGATGATAGATGCACGCAATGAACGGTCTTCCCGTCTATATACTCACTTCGCTTCGTGATCCCACAAATAGCGCAGCGTTGGATCCCCGGACCCGCCTTTATCCACGAGTGCCGTACGTTTTTCTTCCTTGTCCTGTTGGTGTCGTCAAGTTTTCTCATGATCAATCCTCCAAGGCCGTTACAATTTTATCTTTCCCGATAATAGCCTCATTCCCGCTCCTTACATCAAAGCATCTCCCTTCATCTGCCTCCTTGAAATAAAGAACGCCATTGTACTCGAATAAACCGAAGCCGTAATCGTCTAGCTTCATTTTGCTAAGTTTTTTGAACTTATATACGTTTTTCATATTCTCCATATTTTTAATATTTCCTTCATTCATATAAAATATTGATGCAGATATTGATATTATTCCTATAGCTATCATAATTAATCCTCCGTGGAACATACCTCCATGTAAATCATTCCAGCCTTTCACCATTACAGCTATGGATAACATAATCACTGCCATACTAAGCAAGACCCATATCATATCACATTTTCTTTGTCTTTAGGAACTCCATCATATCCTCTGCGCTAAGCTGGAAGCCTGCCGCCGCCTTATGACCGCCGCCACCGGGATTGGCCTTGCGTGCCAGCACCGAGACATCCACCTCCTCCTTGGTGGTATAGAACGAGCATCTGAAGAATCTGCCGTTCCAGCAAAATGGCATCATCAAATCATGTTTTCTAGGATCGTACATAGACTCAAATGTAGTGGAGTTAAACTCCGTGGTGTTCATACATATCGCCTTATAACCAAACACGTCCGCCTCAAATGAGAATATGCTCATCTCTCCTCTGTTCTTCTCGAAGATATACTCTATTATAGCCTCCCCGTTTTTTATCATATTATCCACGAAGTCTTTATCAGCTTTATTTAGAACCTCACTGGCGACGTCTATGTCAAGACCGCAATACCCTCTCATTCCATATTGAAATGAGAGCACGTCACTCCATTCGAAGCGATCATGATCCCATACATCATAAGCGCTCAATAATTTTACCACGTCAGGGGTTTCGATATCATCGAAAAGATATTCCCACGTAAGCTCACAAGCCGCCGTTCCGATACGTCTTTTGCCTTTGACATTATAGTCCTTCACAGCTTCTATCGCCGTCTTATGGTGGTCTATTCATGTGACATCTATCCCCTTGTCTTCCCATTCGTCGAATAAGAATCTCGTTCTATCGCCAAATGACACGTCAACTACAAATACCTTATCATACTTACTAACATCAGGTATCTCCTTCCCATAATTGTAAGGAAGAAGATCAATGTCCCCTTTGAAATACTTTTTTACTATAGCCGCTGACATTACTCCGTCAAGATCAGCCTCATGATATATACATCCTGTCATAATCTGTTGTTTTTGATTAAAAAATCTATGTATTCTTTTATATCCTTGTTCCTGTCATTATCCCAGTCAAATCTCTCGTTTATGAATTTGAAATACGATACTGGAATCGAATGAAACATCCATCCACAATACTTGCCGAATGTCATCACCGTAGATCCAAGGGGATGATCCGGCCTTCCGGGAACAGGGGCGGCGGTTACGCCCTGCGCCAGCCCCCTCCTACGATCTTTCTTGGCGGCTTTGATATCCAGATCTGTTTTCGTTACCTTATCCCCCATCGGGATATTAGTTATTAGCTTATCGCCGATAAACATTCCCCATCCATACCCCTTGTAGTTCTCTATACTAAGTTTCCTTATATCACCGAACCTTGACGAGTTGTTACAACAATCAACGACCAATGCGCTATCCTTACCGTCCTTTATCCTAACCGCCCTGCCAAACCACTGATAAAACGACGAGAACGAAAATGTCGGTCTTCCTACTATCACGCAGTCCAGACCCGGATGATCGAATCCCGTACCGAGGGCGGAATAGTTGAACACTACCCTCGTCCCACCTGACTTGAATCTCTCGACTATAGCCTCCCGCTGCTTTTTTGGCGTGCCTCCGTGAACTACCTCCGCCATGCCAGCGCATATCTTTGCGTTCATCCATTCGGCGGCCGTATTGCAGCTCTCAACAGAATCCATAAACACCAGTATAGATCTACATACGTCTTTTAATACCATCAATCGACGCAAAATAAGGTTGTTTAAGCCATTTTTTCTCACCGCCTCACTAATAGACTCAGCCGTATATTCGGAGCCGTTAGAATTAAGTTTAAGGGCATCCCCATTGAAATCCCATGTCTCATATTTAAGAGGTGTCCAAAATCCTTGCCTTATCATCTCCTCTACCTGTATCACGTGAATCAGGTTCTTGAAATATACCGGTCTCATACGAGTGATGAAATTAAGTTGGGAATATGATGTCTGTCCTATCGACATGTTTTTAAGTCTACATGGCGTGGCTGTAAACCCTATCACCTTTTTCGGTTTCAGCTCATTCATGAATGTCATAAACTCGCTACCATCCTCCGGGCTATACCCGGCATGAGCCTCATCTATCAACACGTTCCTGATCCCCATCTCCTTAAGCTTATCAACAACCTTCTTGATAGACCCTAACGTGGCGTATATCATATTAGACAGCTCTTTCTTACCACAGGAAGCGGAGTAGATGGTAGCCGGTATGCCATACGACGTTATCTTGTCGTGGTTCTGTTGCAGCAATTCTTTTGATGGTTGTAAAATCAGCGTCTTATCTCCCATCAATCTAGCCGCCTCTGCTATCAGCAGTGACTTACCGCAACCTACAGGACCTACGATCAATACCGGATCATGTCTATCAGAATTTATGTAATCGGAGATACTTTTAACACACTCCTCTTGATATGGTCTTAATTTGTAAATCATTTGGATTTGTAGTTATCAAAAACGTCTTTTACGTACTCTAGTCTTATAGGGCATTCCCGACCATCATCCATCTTCACCATCAAAGTTTCTTTGGTCTTGCTTATGGCTATCACCTCTCCTACTCCTATCTGGGTATGGACTATATCGCCTAGCTTTATATTACATTTGATCATGGTCAAGCTTTTTATTAAATTCCTCTATCTTGCTCCTGTCTGTCTCTTTGGTCATCTTAGCCTCTTCCTTGAACATGTCGTACCCTTCCCTGATATTATCCCCAACCATATTCTCTATCATCTCCCTCATCTCATCGCTCCTTACGGCAAAGGATATTTGAAATGATTTACTTGTGCCTTTCATCAGATAATCAATTTCCTTCTTGCACTCTATCATCAATCTATCCAGATTATCGAACTTAACGAACTTAGAGTTGCCATTGGCTTTCCTTACCCCATCCTTAAAATCCTCCAATATCCCGTTAAATACATCCGCCATACACATCATGGAATGTAGCCATACCAGCATATTGAATTTATATTCATTATCAGCGTTATTCATCAAACTCACCAAAGACTCGCTTTTTGTCAACATGATCTTCGATTCCCGGTCTACGATATCCTTTATCTCCTGCCGGCATCTCATGGCGCCAACAAAATCCATCCTAGAATAACATTCATTTGATTTCTCTACCAATTTCCTGATATCTTTTCTAGACATCAGAAGATCTAATATCTGTTTTTCTTTTTCACTTTTGTCCATAATCAGTTCTTTTTGGTGATACAAATATAATTAAAGCCTAGATGTTTACCTAGGCTTTTTAATAAAGTTAATCTTTTTATTCTTTCTTTTTGACTCATCCCAATCCGATGAGTACCTGCATGTCCCTTGTTTGTGGATCGAGAAATCGCACCAAAAACACAAGGGCTTGGGGCGGGGTTCAAGGCAGGCCGGCTGGCGTCCCATGAGGTAGCGCTTCTCGTACTTATACCCCTGTTTGGCGTCGTCCCAAACGTGAGCTTGGTAGCTATCAATCTTCTTTGTCTCGAAATCATACATATCAAGAAGGATATCATTAAGCTCCTTGACTGACCTCTCTACCTTTTCCTTATCTACCTTCACGTTTTGATTATCCAACATACGGGTAAAGAAATAGCTACACATATCTGGAAGTACCTTATATTTTCTGAGTATGTAAAAGGCGTATATCGGGTGCTGGAGATTGTGAAGCAGCTTATCTTCATCGAATAACTTTCTCCCAGACTTCCAGTCTATCGTATACATAGCTATCCTGTCTTTTGTCTTATACTCTCCACGCCAGTCCACCGATCCTATGATATGTACCTTATCGTATGTCACGCCATCCAATGTAAGGGGCTTGGGTAGCTTATAAGGCAAGACGAAGTCCTCCTCCACGCCGGCCGGTCTCGACCCCCGGATCACTTTCTCCATTGGCGTAAGATCCGACCACGATTTCTTGTAATTGCCAGCCGCGTCCTTCTCAAACAACCCTACGATCCATCTTATTAGCCTAGCCGCATGTTGCATGGACTCGATCTGAGATTTAACGCTATCAAAAGGTATTTTCTCTATATCGGCGTAGTAGTTGAATGCCTTGCTCATATCCTCATAAGAAGGTCTGCATCCGTTCTTGAAGAAATACTCCATCGTTTGGTGGATAACCGTACCATATGACGTAGCCTCATGCTTCTCCGTAGACCTATGACCCTCCACGTAAGTCTTATACCACTTGTATGGACATTGGACGAACGTATCTATCTGCGAGTAGGAGGCGGCAAGAACCTTCTCTCCGTTTATAACCTTACATAACAAATTATTCTCCGGTATTATCATAAAGCTTATCTATATTTATATCATGTCCATATAAATCCATTAACAGGTTTTGTAGACGGTGAAGATCCTTAATCTGAATAGGATCGCTTAGATCGTCTTCCAGATCCCTAAGGCTAAGATAATACCCATCATCAAAAAACTCTATAGATATTCCGTAGCCTCGATATACATCCCGTCCTTTATCACGCTTAAACCCGATGGTATTAAGCAGGTTATCATCTATCTCAATAGGCATGACATCGTCTTCCCCGGAATACCATTTCATTATCCCGTCATCAACCTCACGTTCAAGGATCAATGACATACTTTCATTACGCATACCAGTAACGCACCCTACCCTCCATATATTGCCAGCCTTGTCTTTTACAAGATTCCCTATCCTTAGTTCTTTAGCCGAAATCATACTCGTCCTCCTCGTTATAATCGTCATCGCAATCATCGACAAGAGGGGTTTCTAACCCCTCTTCCCAATCGTCATATCCAAAGTCCATTATTTGTCCTTAAAATAAACATACAACATATCAGTTAAACTTCCTACCGTTATTTCATCGCAAGGGGTATTGAGAAACACCTCATCTGGTATGTATTCACCTGTCATCTTTTCTATATCCATTATCACTTCAACAAGGTCCAATGAATCCATAGCCATATCGGACGATAGGTTACTATCTTCCTTTATGTCTTCAATATCATCAAACTCAGATGTTTTCGCAAATATTGCGTCTATCACTACTCCTAATACTTGATTTCTTTTCATAACTCTTAAATCGACATTTTTAATCTTCTACCTAATTCTTTTTTTATATCTGATATTCTTTCGATGTCCATCTTAACATCTCCAGTAATAGTATACTCCTTATCCATCTTCTTAGGAGGATCCGGGAGTCGGCTTACGGCGAACAACCATGCCAGCTCCTTGTTCTTGTTCTCCCTAAGATACAAGTCAGACGTCATGCCATACATTTTTATGATCGTATCGAATAACGTTGATTCCGATAAACTCATATGCACGCTATACACATTTGATGGTTTCCAGATCAAGTTATCCAATCTCATCGTATACTCACGTTTAAGATCTATGTGGGATATTACGGCTCTTACTATAGGTTCTTCCTTGAAGTTGGTATTAGCCACGAACCATACGAGCCTTTTCTCTACCTCCTTAATAGCCCCTGTATCCTTCCCCATATCGTTATATACCCCAACGATACGGTCCCGGATCCCCTCGACCTCCGGTGTCAGACCGGGTGTCTCTATCAGCATCAGCAGCGACCCTCCCCTTGGCGTTATCTTCCACTTCCCATTCTTCTGAAGCTCGATATAACCAGATGCTTTATAACTATCTATTTTCTCCTTTGGAATGACGCTAGCCATCTCCTCTTTCTGCCGGATCATCAAAAGATACCCGACATCAGACATCGTTAATCCTGATGTCATCATCTGTTCAAAATTAATATACATAGGTTATTATATACTACTTTACACCAGATATGTTGTAAAACATACGTATGTTATTTAATTTCACATTCTTCTTTTCTGATTTTGTCTCACTCAATCGAATCATATAGTCCCCTGTTTCGGACAAGACGATTGAGCAAAAGAGGTCTTTGATATAAGGTTTTACCCTAAAACATTCGTTGGGTAAGTAAAATCAAAAACGTTTAGTTCAGTAAAAGAATCCGGCGATCTCACTCTTGTGCAACCGGTAGAGGGTATTGGTGATACCCAGTATAATGTTTCGTACAAATGTATATCATTTCTCATCTTTTTTGTGTAAAATGGTATATAATCACCTATACATAAGCTAATGAGTTAAAATATTGACCTTATCTTTCTGGCTACCCTCTCGACTATATCGGGATGATCATTTCCGTTATATATATCTATTAGCGTATCTATTATATGTAACCTTATGTTTTTCTTTGATGAATGAAACCAAAAATCTCCATTTTTTCTGTTTACAGGTTTGAACATCTTCAGTTCTGGTATAAGATAACACGCCACACATGATCTTTCAGCAAGTGATAATTCAACCGCTGCCTTTTCTATTGCTCCGCACATAAATGTATAATTATCATTCTTTATTAGATCGTAAGCTCTTCTCAACACCCTAAGGGCGTCTGCTTTCGATAATCTCTTTCCCTTTTTCATACTGTTTTACCGTATAAGATTCATTAGCCATACCAACTCTACCAACTGATATAGATTGATTTATAGATTGGTTAAGATGCCCTACAACCGACATCTTAGCCCTAACCGTATTAGCGCATCTTAGAAGGATTCGATAATCCTCTAACGCCCTCTCGTATCTTACGTCCACCCTAGCCCTTTTATCAGCATCAGTCATGCTCTTACATGTTCCGTCCTCCCTCAGGCTTATAGCGATCTTGTCCCGTATGATCCTGATATCATCCTCGGCTATCACCAGCTCGGCATCAAGAACCCCCTTGTAAGAGCTAAGAAGATCCTCTACCGCCACTACCTCCCGCTTCAAGTTCTCCAATTCCAATACCATTGAGTTATCGTTCATTCTTTTATACTCCTGTACTTTATTGGATACCTCATCACAGATGCTCATGATCTCCTTCTCCCTGTCCCGGTTTATGATATACCTGATACTGTATTCGGCCATTTCCTTTAATGAGGATATAATCTCTCGTATGCCCATCTTGTTTTCGGTGGAGAAATTGGCTTTTAATAACATCTCCATCCCTTTTATGATGACAAGCAAAAAATTTTTTCTCAATCTCATGCTTAATAAGGTGTTTCGTCATGTACTACATTGAAATCATCACTTGGCGGTATATATTGTTGCTCCAACGGGATACTGGGGGGCGGGGGCGGTAGCGTCACCACGGTCGTGTCCGGCTTGCCGCTGCCTACAGGGGCGTCCGAGCCTCCCGGTCTTTCTTGGCGCACCACCCCTCCATCAGGATAATATCGCTCATATCCTTTCATGATATCTACATGTATAGCGTCAATCTCCTCCAATGATCTTTGACGGACCTTTACGATATGATGGAATAATAATCCATCCACACGGAAGGATCGTCTTGACTCGCTCTTGAAACGTTCCAGATTAGGATACCAGCCTTGCGGAAATTGCATGTATGAGGAGTACCCGTATCTCTTCGGGATATTTAACGCTACCATAGCCGTACATAACTGTCCCAATGTATCTGATTGATAAAAATCAGATTGCTTTGGCATATGATCTTTTGGATCCCGTCGTCCTTCGATATCACGATTGAGTTGGGATATTATAAGAAAGAAAATATTAGGAAAAGTTCTTTTAGCGATATTACACATGGTTATCAACGAGTCGATATTCCTTTTGGCATCTCCTGAACCTTGTACTAGAGCCGTATGATCTATAGACACGAATACCATTTTCTTATCCTTGTTTATTGGCATATACTCATTCCATAGAAAGTTTTGAAGCTCATCTACGGTTGATGGTTTAGGGATGTATGTTATTCTGCTAGAGTTCTCTTCCTTGAGGCATCTCTGCATTTCTTTTACCTCATCTTCTGACATCTCGTTAAGGAGTATATCTTGTATGTCTTTCCCCATTTTTTTTGATAGTGAACGTAACATCAAATCTTCTGGGTTCATCTCAAACTCACATCTTAACCATACATAATCATCTGCCTGTGGATTGATATTGACATTCATCACATTGCTCATGATCTTTTGCGCCAGATAAGATTTGCCAACTCCGGGCCTAGCTCCTATGGCTACCGCATGCTGGGGGTAAAATCCCCCCAGCAAAGCCTTATCCAGATAAGGATATCCGGTATGAGCCGGGAGAAGTTCCCCCGACTGATACTTTCTTATTCTCTCATAGGCATCCATGATAATCTCCTTGGATGACCTCCATATCCTATCCTCACTCATCCTCTTGCGTTTCTATCGCCAGCCGTATCGGATTTAGATCCTCTGTTAGCTGATCTTGATTTATATCTTAACCCCTTAGCTGTATGGCATAGGTCCTTCCCCTTCCGATAAGCCTTTCCCTTCAACTTATCGGTCTTGTAGTTCTTACGACCCAACTCCCGTCTCTTGGCTTTCTGCTCAGGTCTGGCGTTGATCTTCTTATCCGTCTCAGCCTTCTTCTTTCTGGCTTCCGGATGTGTTCTGTAATATTCAGTCGATCTCCCCATCCTCTTCGTCCTCCTCATCATCAAAATCTATATTCTCTTGTATATCCAAATCCTCTTCCTTTAAAAAAGATGGATATTCCAATCCCAGACGCTTAATCATATACGAATATGGATCAGACACAAATTCATCTGGTATCTCCCATGTGCAAGGGAATGTACCTATTACCTTTTTAAGTTTATCGGCTAATTCGCTACTCATCCCCATATTAACCATTTTATTATAAACTGTAGCTTCTACGCTACTTACATTGCCCCCAACATAAAAACTTGTTGGTCTGTGAACAAAATAAACTTTCTTCATTTTACATGTGTTATTCATTTTATTAAAGGTATCCAATTTGATTCGATACTCAAATGTTCCATTATCATTAGCTCTAATGCTCATATTTATCCTTCTTGCGATCTCCATAACTCATATCCATATCACACACCACCGTATCGGTCGTTTCGTTTACCACATGGAACAGGAACTCCGGACATCCGTGGCAGGCGTTGCTCCCGATCGCCACCTCTCCGTGCCTAGGGCAAGCCTTCTTTACCATGGTTCTATCATATATCCGTATATGATTATCGCCATACTTTTCAATATATCTCATGGTATTAAGTAGTGATGGCAAAGACATCTTATATGGGGATACATGTTCTATTGGTATATCCAATTCACCAGATAGGCTTTTGTAAATATCCTGCACATCCCGTTTTGTTCTATACGCAAATATATTAATCTCAGTCATTACCATATCCATACTCCTAAGAAGATCCGGCTTAGCCAGCCTCCCCATCGGCTTCCCGAAAGGATCGGATCTCATCCAAGCCCCACACTTCTCGCACCCAACTTGCTTCCCCTCCACCGTATTTATCATAGTGGATGGGTTCTTGCAATACGGGCATACGGATCCGTTTAACATAGCTTTCTGGGCTAAAGACAGCTCTTTCATACCTTTTCTTCTATCTCAACATTAAATAGATTGCAGAATCTATCAAAATTTCTGTTCTCTATTCTCATATCCTCCTCATACCTGTCAACTGATTTGATGAAATCATTATAACAGTCCTTGCACATCCATTGATTGATCACCGCCACATAATAACCCACGGACGTAGGTCTGTTACACATATCGCAAATACCTAAGCACCCATATCTGGTGAGCTTATCCATCATCTCCTGTCTTGTTATTTCAAGCACCTTGAATTTCTTGTAATTGTTAACTACCTTTGCCATTGTAAATTTGTTTAATGATAAAATAATCCGCTATATCCATTCCCTCATTTATATTGGGTTTTGATTCGAGAAAATCGCTTATCTCTATATTCATCCCCTTCATATCCCTATCCACTTTCTTCTTCCACTCGTTAAACGCCGATCCTTTGTCAGGATATAGGACTATTCTCCTACGTCCCAATGTCTCTATCATCTCCCTTTTCAACATATGGATACCTCCACACGCCATGAAAAGCCTATCTGGATATACGATATTACAGATGACCGCCGTCTTCTCCGACTCAACTATATATACCGGGGCTTCCTTAGGACAGAAGTTGATAAGAAACTCACCGAACAGGCATTGCCTTAATAAATAATCTTGACCGTCGAGGATGTGAACCCAGCATACATGATCCATGGGAACCTTTACCCTCTTACCATCTGGTCCGTAATCCATTATCTTCCCGGTTCTTATCACCCAACTTTTATCAAGTTGCCAGAACACGCAGCATTTACCCCAATCCCCGAATCTCATCATCCCGATCTTATATAAGCTGAACGCTCTATTGGTATGATATGATCCGAATATATTGGATAGATAATCCTGAAGATCAGATGTCTCGAAAGGATTAAGCGTCTCAAACATCTTGCTTACCGGAATGCAGTTGGCTATATCCGGATCCACTGGAGGTCTGTACCTCCTTAATACTTTGTTTGAATCGGTAAAAAGATCATTGTTCCCAAGTTCGCTCCCTGTTGGATATTTAAAGTAACCACATTTATTTTTATGATCACACACCCCAAACTGCTCTCCAACGATCTGACCGGTGGTTACGTCCACGTACGGCGTAAAACACTTATCCTTGCCGCATTGCGGGCACGTCATCTTCCTCCTTGGCTTGCTATGATCCAACTCATACCGATGTACGCTCTTGTCAAACTCCCTGAATTCCATTATCCTCTCCTCTCACTCATCACTCTATATATATAATCTCTCAGTGATTCTTTTCTTATCAAGTTATTCAATTCAAAATCACTTTCTATATCCAAAGATCCTATTCTTGATGTAACCGTATAATTGGTTTTCTCAAACTTATACTTACCTTGAAGATATACAACCGTAGCCATATTAAGTATAGGATTATCGGTTTGTCTCTTCAACTTATATTGACTTGTCTTAGCGGTAGGATCACCCGGAGCGAAGTTATATATCTCCTCTATCTCCAATATCTTTCCGTAGTTCTCCAGTATCATTCTTCTATATAGCTCAAGCTGGAAAGCGTACTCGTCATAGAAATTACCTTTCCTATTTGATTTGAAGTCCAATATAGCGAATATCCTCCTGCATCTCTTTATCTTCTTTTTCTCCGTCTTAGGCTGACCTTTCTTGGCTCCCGTCTTATAGAACTCTCCTGTCTCGACCTCTATCTCCACTGTCTCCGGCTCGCTGTCCATCTCCACCACGGCGTCCACCGAAGAAGCTACCTTTAACCTGCTTGACCTCAACATCTTCTCGATCAATACAGGTTTTACATGTCTTTCCTTGCAGAATATGGCAAATGATATTAGATCCTCTATCAGCTCATCAATGTTATCCACTAATATCCGCTCCATCCTATACTTGTCTATTCTCAACTTAGCTTCCTTAACAGCTTTTCTTATCCATGTTGGAATCAGTTTTATCTTAACTCCCGTCAGATATAACCCAAATAGATAATGCATGATAGTACCTAAGTCAGCCCTATAGTTAGCGTACTCATCAGGGTCCTTGCCCTTGAGTCTCATCTCATTCTTCCACTTCTCCAAAGCGCCAGACGTATCACAATACCCATTAGCTATATTATTGGTAGCTCCGTCATATATGATAGGATACCCATCAGCCCCCATCTCATAATAAACACGCTTGCCAGCTACGGTCATTCTATATAACACAGGTGTCGGGATATCCTTGATCCATTCAGCGGCATAATACTGTTGCTCTGTCTCCAGATCATACTCAACTTCCATCTCCTCCTTAGGCTCGTTTTTAGGCTCTTCAGCAGGCTTTTCCTCCTCAGCTATATCTTTCTTTGGGATCGTTGACAAAACGTCTAATATGCCAAAGAAAGCGGTAAATTTAGGATCTGTATGATATGATCTTAATATTGGTAATGATGATCGCCACGCAGAAAGCATATTCATAATTAACCCAGATCTATCCTCTAGAGCTACCTTGCTATCACTTACCATCGTTATATTTATATGATGCCTGTTCTCTAAACGAGATACCATATCCTCTATTGGCTCTTGGTCACTTATGACTTCCATGACCGAATCTTTTCTATATATCGTATCACTTATAGCCTCGTATCCAATAGCTATAAGTATATTTCGTTTTCTTCTGTCCATGATAATAATCTGGTTTTTAATTTACCGTCTTCCTCGACTCTAGGTGCGAGATCCCTCATCCTTCTGGCTGCCAACAGCCATACGTTGCCAAACTCGTCCAAGAGCCGGCTGAAATCCATCGTATCTAATAGATAATCGAATCTTGTATGCTCATCAGCCGTCAAGTAGATAATGTTATCATTATCCTCAGCAACTGATTTATATTTCCGTTTAGGGTATAAGTGGCATATGTTGCTTACCCCCGGACATGGTATGTATGCGCCGGTAGCAGATCTCCTTGTCATACTCAATCTAGCCACATGGGCGCCAAAGAAAACGGCTAGGCTCTTCCCCTTTGGCTTGGCCTTCACCCGTATCGCCGCCCTTTCCTTTGGCGGTAGCTCCTTTGCTCTGCATGCGGGACACAACCCCTTACTCCTTATGGTTACCATCCTTCCGCATCTCTCACACGGTAACATCCTACCTCTCATGCCTTTTTCTTTTTATAACTTTTATTGAACTCCATAAGGCTCATAGCCCTATACCTCTTAAGCCTATTAATCTTACCCTCAGTCCAATCTTGATCCTTGAAGTTGATGATCGTATCGAATATCTGAGCTAGTTCCCGGATATTAAAATTCCTGTTCTGTATTTTTTTATAGAACCCCGATCTGCTATATCCTAATTTAGAAGCTAGATAAGTTTTGTTAGACAATGTGAGGATACGATAAATCGTACCCTCCATTTTACTTATCTCCATCAACTTCTCGGCTATGGACGACGTGGTTTCGTAGCTAGCTTTACTGCCTACTATCCTCATTTTTTCTCCGGATTCCTGATCTTACCATCAAACTCGTAGAAGTCCATCAGTTTCTTCTCTTCCTTGATACAAGTGATAACGAAATCTGATATGGTTCCTTTCATGCCTTCCTCGAAATTCTTTTTGACATGATCAAGGTCATTGGCCCGAACGATGTAGTTAAACGCCTTGCGTTTCTCATTGCCCGATTTCTCGTCTATCGTAATATAATCAGCCGTGACCTTATAGAACCGGTCTCCATCCATGGCAAACAATTCCGCTATCCTGAATCGTTTGATATCAACGCTAAACTCACCGGAGATGAATGGTCTCATTTCCTCTATGATTCTAGCCTCACATTCGGTATAAGAAAAGGCATCTACTAAATACTCTTCCTTTACCTTCTTCTTCATGCCGTTCTCGGCATCGGTCTCATAAGAAACCGTACATTTAAACCAATTGTGCATTTTAATCTATATTATTGTTAAACAAAGGATAATCTTTTATTCCTTTACGAATATATCTCTCCGTATCATCATCCACATCATAAGCCTTCTTGAAAAATATCATAGCCTTGTCCGTGTCGTGATCCACCAACGGAAGATATTCCTTTACGAAAAGAACTTTAAGATGATTCATGTGATCAATCTTGCGCCTTACATCAATTACTTTTGGCCATATCTCGGCACGGATTTCACCCATCTTTTTTACATTCTCTTTGTATTCGTTTACCTGATCTTTATACTCCTCCTCGATCTCGTTGTTCTTATCCTTGACAGACTTATAAGCTTCCTTATCTTTCGTGTCAAACATCGGAACATGCCTGATATTGATTATATCCAATCTACTGCATAGCTCCTCATTGGATACGGTGAAATCATATCTAGTCCTGTATAGATCAAATTCACTTAATAACTTAGCTATTTTAATAGCATCATTCTGATCAAGAACGGCTATATTCAAGCCCTCCAAATAGTAGAAGAAATGAGATGGAGAAATAGATTTATAGCCATACGTCTTCATGACTGGAGGCTCATCCATAAACCTGACACCTTCCTCCGCACATCTTATTACGATCAATTTCTCTACCTGCTCATCAGTAAGATCATATATCTCCTGATCGGTCATCTTATCAATTGTCTTCATCATCCTCATCCTCCGATATCGTTATAGCCTTTGTAAACTTTTGTTTATAGACCTCACTCATAAGGCAGGCGAAAGTCCTATCATTCATACTAGCCATGGTATTGGCCTCTACCGTAAGATCCATCTCGATGTTCTTTACCGAGATTTCATAGCTATCATCATCTTCTTTATAGAAGATGACTTTACCACCATACTCGAAACCATCATCCTCGGCCTTAACCATATCAATGATCCTCTCTAACTCCTTTACAAATTCATTCTTTTTCATATGTGTAATTTTTATGTGTCTACAAAAGTAGACATTTTGTTTTTGGATTAAATTAAATAAACATTATTAATAGTTAATATCATCCTTTCTCCTATCATTCATGTTTAGGTATATAATTACCTTATTATATTTTGGTAATTATATACTTTCACATATTGCCTATCCATCAGCCACCCGTAAGGACTGCCACCAAACTCCCTGTCCATCCGCTCCGCCGCCCCGATGATCGCCTTTCGATTCCCGAACGAGAGCCACGAAGTAATGAACCCACTGACCTCCGCGTCCCTCCCTGAATACCGCCTTGGGAACTGGACGGGGGGGTCGCTGGCAATAAAGTCGGCGGTTTCGTATTTGTCCGCCATGCATTTCGGCATGTCTACAAATTTGTCATTCATTGTTTATCCCTTCATTTGTTCGCATGCCAATCTTTCAAGTTCCGGTGTAACGTTGGTATCCATTATGCCTTTCAAGCAAGGGCATTGTCGCCAGACTATATCATAAATCTTTGACAATTCAATCAAAGCCTCATTGTTTGATTCAACTGTCATAATCCAATTGTCCGGCGATATCTCTATCTCCCTGCATGGTATTTCTTTCTTGCCTTTTGGCATATATCCGTTCTGATAGTCTTTTACATTACATCCACCAAAATATCTTCCAGTGAGTATTCCGTTTTCGTCCGTCTCAAACAACCCTCCTATCCATCCTATCTTATGGATGTTCTCCGTCCACGTTCGAGTGGCGAATAAAAACTTTTTTACAGGAACTTTTGAAAATGCATCAACATCATGGATACTCCCGTCCGGCTCTTTGAATATCGATGATTTTCTTTTATTCTGGCAACTCCCGTCTAAGCCTATTTTTTCCCATTCGCCATCATCAAATCTCAAAGGAGAGATTATATCAAAACTGCAAAGTTCCTTGACGAGATTGATTTCAAATGGTGCCGAGAACCCGCTGTTCCCATGAGAAGAGAACAGCGCGACAGCTTCTATTACCTGTTCGCGCATCCATTTGTTAGGACCGTCCTCTTCTTTGCCATATCCGGCTAATTCCAATTCTCTTATCGCATGTTTACATAAATTACTGTTTGCGATAATATACCGAAGAGCCTTCTTGTTGATAAGGCTCTTCTTGCTCATTTTCTTTACAATTCTTCTACTCTTTTTCATGTTTAATGTTATTTAATATTTTAATTACCAATCTCCTCTATCATTCGTATTGCGCCATGACCATCTGTTTCGCGAAATCTTTGTACGCCACTATTTTTCGCAGGTTTGCTCGCATTCGTATTTCCCCGATACCGCCGACCGGAGACAAGGCACCTGTATTAACACCTCTTCCCATGTTTATTCCTCCTTGTTATATAATTGCTTGTTTTTATATTCCAACATCCGCCCCATCTTCCCTAACCCAATTATCTGTATCGCAATGCCAACAATATCCTGTTTTAGAATCCTCTTTATGAGAATGAGATCCGCAAGTAGCGCACCAATAATTATCATTCGTATCGTATGCGTAGCTTTTATCCTCATGCATCTTATCTATTCTAGCTACCCTATCCTCCAGCAGATCCTTTAGATAATGGCATTCGTAAGGCCTATCTTCTTCCCTTAATATATAAAGATCGATGTCCATCATACTCCCCATCCTGTCCGTGCACATACACTCGGCGGCATGACGTACATTCCCTTCCGGCATCACCGGGACTATCTCCCGGATCACTGCCTCCATCTTCTTCTGGTATTCGGTATCTACCTTAGCTACCAAATCCTCTAACTTATCTATTAAGCTCATGATTTTTTTACCTCTTTATATATAATGTCTATATCATCTTCCCTATCCATATCAATGCAATTGGTATCCTTACAGTAATAATTCTTACTATTATTAAATACGCATCCTTCACAACTGGCGTCACTGGATTCAACCACCTCCAGCTCCACTTCTTTCGAACCGATATTATATTTAAACACAGAGCCTATTTCATGATACCATATATCATCCAAGGTCTTCACACCGTAATCCTCGTTCATTGTATCATGCTTAAATACCATATCGATAAACTCAAGCATCTCATCATTAAACGATCCGCTTTCTTCTTGCAGCTTCCTACATTCATCCTCGGTCAATCCACAAGAAGACACCAGTTCCTCTGCGGCCTGCGTCCATCGCCCGTCGTGGGCTAGTTCCTGAACCGCCAGCCATATCCCTTGGTTCATACCCTTCATTCTTGTCTTATCTGAAATATTTTTATCCTCCATATTCTCAATCATTTTTAATTCTTGTTTCCAAAAAGCTATATATCCATCTTCTATATTGCTATGATATACAACATCATTGGTGCCATTATCCAATATCTCATATACGTCACCCGACTCATCCATTACCCCACGAAACACATTCTCTCTATCCAAGAAATAACATGGTTTCTGCACTTTTGGCAGCGAACCATCCAATGATATCCACTCCGGTCCTATCAAAGTTATTTTAGCTTCCATATGATTCTCCATTTAATATGATTATTTTAGCCTTGAATTTCAATACATGATCTATCATATCATCATCCATCATATTATCCTCATTGATAATACTACCATCTCCCATCCCTCGGCGTAAATAGTATCTCTCCTGTCCTCACCCAATGATTCCAGTTATTTTTAAGTTCATCAATATCATACACCTCAGCCGACTTACCGTTATCAGATCTTTTTATGACCGACATAATACTTTCCGCTCGCACGCTCCAATGACTATAACAGTCTGTTCCGCACCCGCACGCCGTGAATCTCCCGTTATCGAACTCCCAGACCAGAGGCCGGAGGCCGCATCGTGGACACGGCAACCATTCCATTGGATTCTCCGGCTTCTTGTAAACATCAATACACTTATACTCTACTGTCATAATTAGTTCTATTAAATTGATCTGATCTTTTGATCTCTCATCTCATTCTTATCCTTGAACATCATTATCCTATTTACAATCCCCTCCGATTCCATGTACGTCGAGAATCCATGTATTCTTAGATATTGGATGGCTGATAATGATTTTTCTAGCACATCTTTATATCCTACATCTATCTTAACTTCTTTACCCATAGTCCTCCTCCATTTCTCATATCCAACTTCTACTCATAACACTATTATAATCTATTCCATTATTCATAACCACTTTATTAAAGGCCTCCTCGGTATACGCCAAAGACTCGCCCCTATTAGCTCTCTCGATATTTTCGCTCATCATCCCCATAGCCTCGATCAAGGCCGCTGATGAGTTGGCTATTAACTTAGCCGCTTCCATTATCTTATTATCATCCATAATCATATTACTTTAACTTCCTCGCTCCACAAATGTCTTTCATATACCATGGTTGTTCCTATTAGGATTCCGGTATCTTCTCCCCAATATTCAAGTATTTGATTCCTGAATTTGTGACGCAATTTTTGTATTCCTCCCTTGTTTTTATCATAAGAAGAGTAATCTGATAATCTTACTGTCTCCATCGTTTACCTCCTTCATTTGTTCGTATGCCAATCTTTCAAGTTCCGGCATGGTGTTTGTTTCTTCTTATTTTCCCCCATACTTATTTCTCATTTCATTAATATAGCTCATATACCAATCTCTTATATCCTCTTCACTATCCATGCTATACTCTTTATTGAATGGATCGTATCTGATAAACTCCTCTGTTCGGCAGAATGGGCATGGGATCTCTTCCAATGGCTTGATTAGAACACCATCATCACCTACATTATCCAGATCATACAATATGCCATCTATGCAAGTCGCGTCTGGATAATTCGCACCGAAAAGCGGGAATTTTGGACATGTGTTTCTCATACTTGTACTATTCAAATTCGTTCTCATATTCCTTTAAATTCAAACCATCAGGTGTCAATATCTTCTTTTCCAACAAATCAAAGAGAAGCATCGCCCTTGACTCCGCCTCTGTTTCCCCAAATCCGCTATACACTTCTGTTGGCGAATCGTAGGCATTGTAACGAACATAGGCGGCTTCGTAATATCTACTATCCCTATTCGGGAAATACTGTGTCAACTGCAACCAGTCATCCCATATTTTTGATTTACTGATATTTATCATACTTGGTAGTATCTCTCCAAGTTCATGACTCATATAAGCCGGTATGAGGTCTCCTTCTTTTCTATATGAATACCTCATTGTATTTTGCGTAACTGAATCTATCTGGGTTCCCCCCTCCTTTCATCTCTTTCACAAAATAAAATTCCGACTCCGAATTTACGCCCAACTCATGCAACTTTAGCGCAAGCTCATAAGGGCACATAAAATTTTGATATTTCATGTTATTCTATATTTTCATTTCTGTAATCCCCGGCATAGTCCAACCATACCCTGTAATCATTTCTGTACTTGGTTGCCTTTATTTTCATATTCCTTCAGATATTACTCATCCTTTATCTTTACGAATGGGTTTTCTACATAAAACTCCACTACATTCTTAGATTTTATAGATGTCACTATACCGGTGGTATCCACAAATCCATCTGTTTCATCCATTGTCAAATCTTCTATTTTATCTCCCGGCAGAAAACAAAGATTATAGTCTTGATCAATATACATAATCATCTTTAACCTAACCATGTCATCAATGATGCCTTTCATTCTCTCCACAACATCTAATTGATCATTAGTAAGCATTAATTTACTTTTTGAAGATTTTACTAATCTCATGTCTCCATTCTTGTCAACTACAGTTAAGTCGTTGAATTTATACACATCTTCACATGTTCTGTAATATGTTTCCTTACAATAAATTTTCCCTTTATTATCTATTTCAACATCAAAACATTCCAACTTATCCTTGACAGCTCTTCCGTTTTTGTGTTTCCACACATCACCTATTGGGACGAACCCATATAATGACTTAAAAACATCATATATTGATAGTTTTGTCTTAGGGATGCTCTTACCCTTTTTAAAACATTCTTCGGACGAATAAAATAATTTCCCATCTAATGTCTTCTCAGTCCTACATCCTCCCCATGTTCCTACATATCTAACTACTCCATATGTAAAACTGATCAAGATCTTATCAATCTCAAACCACTTTAATTTTCCTGACATATCGTCAAAAAGATATCCACTCTCTAGATAAACTGATAAATGCTCTTTTATTTTCATAACAATTTATTTTTTTTAAATTAAACAACATCATTTGCCTTGATCACTATCAATCTCAATACTCCTCTAAGTATCATGGTTTTCATGATACAACTCATAATATTACATTGAACTTCTCATTTAAACAATCTAAAGCTCTTTGATACTCCTCTTCCTTGTCGAACTTAATTTGAGTACTGTTCTCCAAGCCAAAAAACAGGTAAAAGGATATGACCCAGCCCGACCCGTCCACGGCCTGCCCCTTGGGTGCCCACGACATCACCTGCTTCTTGGATATATACCAATTCCCTATCTGCACGAAGTCAGGATAGTTGTTAATCAAATACCTTATCTGAATATTCAGATAATCCATATTATCAAAATAAATTATGTGATATTTGTTTCTTATCCTTATCTTCAAAAAGGGATTATCCCCGTAATACGCAGCGAAGGCTGACACCACGGAGATAGGATATCTAACCCCTTTTATTATCACCCATTTCATATATAATACCTCCTCTTAATTATTGACACTTTCCACAAAAACTCCCCCTTTCAAACTGTAATATGTATCCGCTTTGATCTTCTCTCCATCAACAAATTCCGTTTTTACGCAAACGGGGATATATCTTTTCTTTTTATCAGAATAAGACCATTCGGATAATGTTATCCATGATCCTTTTGAGGCTTTTGCTACAGAGTTAATACCTGCGCACATGATGACACAGCCTTCGCCTGTGCTGTCTATCTTGGCATAGTTGCCGGATGATCCTATCTGGGCATAGTTGCCGGACGAACCAATCTGGGCACCGTAGCCGGACGAGCCAATCTGGGCATCGTTGCCGGACGAGCCAATCTGGGCACCGTTGCCGGACGAACCAATCTGGGCACCG